AATGGTTATGCTTTGAAATATGTTGAACATCAAACTCCCGAATTATGTTTAGCTGCTGTTAATCAATATGGTTATGCTTTACAATTTGTTAAGCATCAAACAGAAGAAATATGTTTAGCTGCTGTTAAACAAAATGGTTATGCTTTGAAATATGTTAAACATCAGACAGAAGAAATATATTTAGCTGCTGTTAAAGAGAATGGTATGGCTTTACAATTTGTTAAACATCAAACAGAAGAAATATGTTTAGCTGCTGTTAAGGAAAATAGTTATGCTTTACGTTTGGTTAAACCAGAGATTAAAACAGAAGAATTCTTATTACGTTGTTTAGAAAATAATATAGCTTGTATAAAATATATAGAAGTATAATATGAAAAATAAGAGAAAACTTAGACTTCTTCTTAAATGGTTAGGTCCACTTAAACCTAGAATAGTATTCAAACCACTCAAAGGTATTTCTGGTTATATAAATGATACTTCAACTGTTATATATGTTAATAATAAAAAAGAAAGTTCTTCTTGGATTCTAACAACAATAATACATGAGTATATACATTTTCTAGCTAGTTTATATAACATAAAAGGGTATAAGTTTGAAGGTAATTATATAGAAATTGCAAATCTAAATGATATGTTTAAAGTTGTAGATTTGATTAAATCTGATTTATTAATTGAAACACATACAGAATTATTAACTTTACTAATTTACATAGAATTTTGTAGACAACATGATATTGTTTGTGATAATATTAATTTTAGTAATTATTTAGATGCTAATGAAGATGATTTAATAGAGGATACATTTAAAAGAATTTATAAGGAAAAATAATGGAAAATGTAGTATATACTATTCTTATGTTAATAATTTTATGTTTATTTATGTTAGTGATTGTACCACAGGAATATAGTCTTACATTTGTCTCACTTATTGTTATACAATTTATAATGATGATTTATATTATGATATTCTTTCCTGCACAAAATGATGACTTTTGTGTAATAAATGTTGATGGTAAAGAAAAATTAATGTTATATAAACATATAATAGAAGATAAAACAATACATGATAAAGATAATATTTTATATTTAAAGATTAAATAAGGAGATATCTATGTCTAGAAAATTAATTAATTTTTCAGAATTAAAAAATGTTACTTTTAATGCTATTGATAACACAGATGATATTATAACATTTTATTGTGATAATGGTGATAGATACGAAATGTATCATGAACAAGATTGTTGTGAAAAGGTATATATTGAAGATATAAATGGTAACTTAGATGATTTATTGAATTCTCCTATTCTTTTAGCTGAAGAAACAACTAACAATGAAAATCCAAAAAATACTTATGATGATTCGTTTACTTGGACTTTCTATAAATTAGCAACAATAAAGGGTTATGTTGACATTCGTTGGTACGGTGAATCAAATGGATATTATTCAGAAAGTGTTGAAGTGTATAAAATTAGTAAGGAGAAGGAATAATGAAAAATATTATTAAAAAAATTCGATTATTAATTTTTAAAATAAAAATATGGTATAAACAACCAAGGTATTGTGACTATCCTGAAGCTGCTACTCCTCTTTTTGGATGTTGGGGATTATTATACAATAAAGATTTTCCAAAATGTTGTAAAGATTGTGAATTAAATAAAGATTTAAAAAAGGATGAATATGAAAGCTAGAAATGGTGAACATTTTGATTACTATACTTGTGAAGATATAGAAAAAGAATTAACAAAAGAAGAATTAAAGCAATTTTCTAAGTGGATTAATGGACAAACTTGTGGTATAGTAGATAATCAATGTGTGTATTATAGTGAAGATGTTGAGAGATTTATAAGAATGGTTAGAAAAGGAATACCAACATATTTTGATTAAGAAAGGACAAAGAATGAAAATAATACTAACTCCTATAGAAGAAGTAATATTAGAAAAATTATTAAAAGGTGAGATTGTTGGAAATTTAACATATACAATAAACGAGTCAATTATAGATAGATGTCTAAAAGAACATGGAAAATGTTTAGGTATAGGACATACTGATGTTGTAAAGTGGAAAGAGGTTACAGAAAGATGGGTTGCTTTAGAAGAAGGAAAACATGAAGAATTTACAATAAATGGTAAAAAAGTTATGTTTCATGCTGTAAGATGGTAGGATATAAATTATTTTAACAAAGAGATAAACTTATGGAAACATTAGGAATGGTATTATTTGGTATTGTCTTAATATGGTTAATTAGTATAGAATTTAGAATGGGTAATAATGAATTATTTGACAAATGGTTAAACAGTTCTATGTTTGAAGATCGATATGTATCTAAGTCTAATTTATTAGATTATATTTTAAGAAAAAATATAGTTGACTATCAAAAAGATTCGTGTAAAGATAGTATAAAAGATTATAGCGAAAGAATACAAAATCTAGAGGAAACTATTAAAAAATTGGAAGAATAATCAATAAGGATTTATATGCAAATATTTGCTACATATAACTGTCCTATTAAATCTGCAAAATATCTAGATAACAAACGCGTTATTAAACAAGTTTTAGAATCAGCTCAATTACTTTCAAATGCAATACATTTAAATAATGGTGTTGGACCTTACAAATTAACCCACAGACACCATCCATTAACTATATCAGTAAAATCATCTAGAAGTAACTATAAATGGTTACTAGAGCATTTCTATGCTTTATGTAAGGAGTATACTAGAAGGTTTAACAAAGTACATAAATGTCGCTATTTGAGTACTTATTTTGAGACTAACGTAAACCTAATACCAGACAATGAATTATATTTTGTTAACTGTACAGATTTTAAGGATATACAAGATGTACATTTAGCATACCGAATTTGCTTGAGAAAAAAATGGAAGAATGATATAATAAAACCTAGATGGAGGAAAAAATGAGTTCAGGACTAAGTTGGGCATATGAACAGATAAAAGAAGAGGAAAGAAGTAATAAATTAACAGAAAAACAAAGACAAAAAGAAGCCGATGAAGAAAAAAAGAAGTGGTTAAGAACACAGGAAGTATTTGACCTTCAAAATGAACATAAAAATAGTGATGAATATAGAGAATCTTTAAAACTTATTGAAGAGAAAAATTTAATTTTAACTATATTACAAGAAGATTATAATTTAAAAGTAAAAGAAATAAATAACAAATATTGGAAAAATATTGAAAATTTACAAAACATAGCTAAAAATAAAAACAAAGAAGAGTATGAGAGAAAATTAGAGTTAATAAATAAAAAATATAAATAATCCATAGATGGAGGAAAAAATGAAAAATTATAAAAAAGGAACAAAATTAAAGTTTGATAAAACAGGCTTAGAATTAAATGGTGGATATAATGCTAATTCTACATGTGAATTTATTTTTATAAAAAGTAGAATAGGAAGAATATATAATGTGGATTTTATGGATAAATATGGAAATGTTATACATTCAGATACAGAAGAAGATATTAAAGATTTAGAATTTGTAACAACTCCTATACAATACTTTCCTTGGGGGTAAATATGATTGTTTCTTGTTGGATTTTATATTTTAATTTAATGTCATTATTACCTTTTAATGATTATACTATGTTAACAAAAATGTATATTATGAATAAAGATGAAAAAATAATTGTTACTGAAATATTATTTCTATATCAATCTAATTATGTAATAGAAAGTAAAGATATGTTTTGTTATTGATAAGTACATTAAATTATAATTAGGGGTATTTATGGGTAAAGATGGATGTGGAGGAGCTGTAGGAACTGAAGTTAGATATCAGAAAATAGATATTGTATATATAGTTTTATATGATGGATATCTTGTTGAAGTATTTAGCACAAAAGAATTAGCTAATCAATTTATAAATTATTTAGTAAATGAAGATTATGAATATAAATCTTATCATAAAGATGGTTTTGATATAGTGGAAAAATATATAAGGGAGGATTTACCATGAAAGTAACTCTTAAAGATAGATTTGGATTCACTAAAATTTATAAAGATAAATATATCAAACATGTTATTAAAAAAGGAAATTTATTAACATATGAGATAAGATATCCTTATATTGATAAAGATTCTATATTGGAATCAAATGAAGTATTTATTAGACCATATTCCATTTTAGAATCAAATGAAAATTATAAGGTCTTAATTTTTGTTTGGGATAGAATAAGTAATTTAGAAGATAAAAAGATAACTTTTATAGAAAAGGATTTACTATGAAATATTTTGTGGCATACAACGCTAGTCCTGGTAATCTTTTAGCAAATTACGAAGGACATCTATCTGTAGAATTTAGTTCTTTTGAAGAAGCATATGAGTTTGCTATAAAAACTAAAGGAATTATTTATAAAGGAATTGCTATTGTAGATAAATCTATAGAAATAAAGGAATAACATGAAAACAACAAAAGAAATTAAAAATTTAGAATTAAAAAAGGAAAAATTAAATGGGTATAATATATTTTATAATGGTTTTATTTTAAAATATAAAATTGGTTATAAACAAAACTTGGTTTAATATGGTGAAGTAATGATGTGTTATATTATACTTTTAGTAGTGGGTGTGTTTTTTATTAAAGTAATACACTATTACTTTTTTCATTATGAATATAAGATAGATAAAGTTAGAAAATATATAAAGAAAAGGAGTAGTTAATGAAAAATATTGTTAAAAAAATTATATTAAAATCTTATATAAAATTTGCATATCATAATTTACATTGGTTATCTGGTAGTGATTCTTATATTAAAGTTTACATATATAAGTTTTTATTTAACTGTTTTAAAATTAAAAAACATATAGATTTTGAAAGATGGTGTGTTTGGTTTAATCCTAAAAAGATAAATAGATATTATAAAAAAACTATGAATATTAATTTAAAACTTACTAGTGACTTTATATAAAAGGAATGCTTGATAATAATCCAAATTTAACATATAATGAAGCATATATAATAATCTTTAACAAAGGTTTATATGTTATACAAAATACTTAAAAGTGAATACCAAGACTTCCTAGACTATCTTAAAGACACTTCAATCAAATCATTTACAGAAAATTCAATACTTACGTTAGATAATAACGAATACATATTTGAAGACATATCACAGTTTAATGAATTAAAGAATCCTAAAAAGAAAGATAACTCACAATTAAATGATACAACTATGTATAACAAGTGTCAATTAAATGACACAACTGATATAACTACGTCGATTGATAAAGATTTAATCTATGGTAAAGATCCAACTGAACGTATTGTTAATATATCTATCGATGATAATTTGGTATATATCTATAGAGAATTAGAAGATGGTACAATAGATACTCAGGTTAAACAAGCTAACTACTGGATTATTGGTGCATCTAAGCCTGCTGGTAAGTATATTACTTTAGAAGGAAGTCAACCATATAAATACTTAAAAGAATATTCAGACTATGAAGATTATAAAGTAGCTAGAATTAACTGTTATAAGAAGAAGTCTGATGTATATTCTATATCTAATTTAGTTGAAAGTTACATGGTTAGAAATGGTTATACATATTTTAAGGGAATGAAGATTAGTGAAGTTTCTGTACTTTCGTTTGATATTGAAACTACAGGATTAGATCCAAAGCTTGATGATGCTAGAGTGTTACTGATTTCCAATACTTATAGGAATAACAAAGGTGTGATAACTAGGAAGTTGTTTAGTTTAGATGACTATGAGAATGATGCTGAGATGATCGAGGATTGGTGTTCTTGGGTGAGGAAAATGAATGCTAGTATATTACTAGGTCACAATATTTTTTCTTTTGACCTACCTTATTTAAACCATCGTGGAGGAGGGTTAGAACTAGGAAGAGATGATAGTTACTTAACTTTCGAAGAAAGACCATCGAATCTAAGAGTTGATGGTAGTCAACAGTATACTTATTTTAAGGTACATATACAAGGAAGGGAATTGCTGGATACTTGGTTTTTATCGATAAAGTATGATATACAACGAAAGTATCCTAATTATAAACTAAAAGATATTATAGAATTTGAAGGATTAACACAAAAAGACAGACAGTTTTATGATGCTAGTAAAATAAAAGATAATTGGCATCTTCCAGAAGAAAGAGTTAAGATTAAGGCGTACTGTATAAGTGATAGTGACGATAGTTTAAAATTGTTCGATTTAATGGGACCATCTTTTTTTTACTTTACAATTCACTGTCCTAAACCTTTTCAATTAATGTTGGAAAGCGCCTCTGGATCACAAATCAATAGTATGATGGTTAGAAGTTATTTACAAATTAATAAATCATTACCAAAAACCACAGAACTATCCCCAGTACAAGGTGCCATAAGTTTCGGACTGCCTAAATTTAGATGCAACGTGTTAAAATTAGATTTTTCTGGGCTTTACCCCTCAATAATACGAACTTGGCAATTATATGATCCAATAAAAGATCCAAATAGAAATTTCCTAAAGTTAACCGATTATTTTGCTGAAGAAAGATTAAAACATAAGAAAATAGCAAAAGATACTGATGATAAATACTATAAAGATTTGGAACAAATGGAAAAACAGACAGCAAATTCAATGTATGGTATGTTGAATTGTCAAGGATTATTATTCAATAATAGTTTAATCGCTGGTGAAATAACAAGAAATGCTAGAGAATTATTAAATAAAATAACACTATTTTTTACATCAATTGATATAAATAAATGGAAGGAAAAATTAGATACTGAATCCGAAGAAGTTGAAAATGAGTAGGTATTAATAATCAAATATATGGTGGTATCATTATGATAAAAAAATATAATTTTGAATTAGTTAACTGTGATACTGATAGTATCAGTATTTGTAATTACGATCAAAGTAAAATAACAAAAGAAACCCAAATATTAATGTTAGAAGAAATTAATAAACTATTACCAGGAAAAGTTATATTAGATCACGATGGTTATTTTCCTAAATTCCTAGTTATTAGATCAAAAAACTATGTGATGGTTAAAGAAGATGGTAAAATAAAATACAAAGGCAGCTCAATTTTAGACAAAAAAAGAGAGCTAAGTACCCGAAATCTCATGAATGAAATCATTTCTTCCATCTTAGAAAACGATATTAACTACGACTTAATCAATGCTATCTATGAAAAATACATAATAGAAGCCAACAACGTTACTGACATCAATCAATGGGCTGTTAAACGTACATACACCAAAGCAATCATGACTAGTGAAAGAACTAATGAATCTAAGGTGCGTGATGCTCTTAAAGATGAAACAATGTCTGAGGGTGACAGGTTCTATATTTATACAAGTAAAGGTAATACTGTGAAACTAACAAAACATTGGGTTAAAGGTGACGAAGATTGCGAAAAGCTAACAAAACGCGTGTTTGATACGTTAAACATTTTTAAAGAAATACTTGACATGTCTAAATTTACGAAGTATCATTTAAAGACTAAACGAAAAGAATTGGAGAAATTACTAAATGAAAATGCAACAATTTTATAATATTATAGTAACAATATGCCTTATAATAGCAATATATACTATTTTAAATCTTAACAAAAGTTATATAGAATTAGCACAAAAATATAATAATCTTTATATGTGCACATTTAATATTACGGAAATTGAACCTAAAGAATGGTGTGAAAATATTTAATGGGGGTTAAATGTTATTAAAATTTAAAAATGTTAAAAATAAAACAATATTAATAGATTCTAAGGATACTTTTTTAAAAAGTTATAAAAATAAAGGATCATATTTTATTATTTCCTTAAAATTTAATAAAGAATGGAAAATAACGAGATATTTTTTTATAAAAATGTATAATTCCAAAATGAATACAGAATTTACTTCTATAAAACAAATATATTTAAATGATAATATTAAATAAGTTTACAAAATACCATTTAATGAATAAATATTTCCGATGAAATAGAGTAATTATTTACGATAACTTAGAGAAAATATATGAAAATAGTAAACGATAGTATATTTAGTTATTCAGCAACACACACTATAGTTCATTGTATTTCTTTAGACTGTGTTATGGGTAAAGGTATAGCTAAACAAATAGTGGATTTAAATCCTAATTTACGTAAATTACTATTAAATGGTCCTTTCGATTTAGATATTGGTAGATCTTACTATATTGAAGATATACATAAAGTTATAAACATGATAACAAAAGAATTTTATTATGATAAACCAACATACTTAGATTTTATTAATGCTTTAATTGATATTAGAAGAATAGTAGAAGAAAATGATATAAAAAAAATAGTTATGCCTAAAATTGGGTGTGGTTTAGATAAACTGGAATGGACTAAAGTTAAATTCTTAATAGAACAAATACTAGATGATGTTGTTGAAGAATTAATTGTTTGTGATTTAAGTAAATGGGATTGACAGAACATAGCAAATTATGCTACTATATTTAAATTGGAGTAATTACTAAATGTTAATTAAACATTATGAAATTTTAGATATTCAATGTTGGTATGCACATATAAAACCAATGACATACCAAGTTGGTGATTTTTATGAAGTTATTTTAACTAAAAGAATGAATGTATTCACTGTTACAACAACTGATGGTTATACTTTTGGATTTTATAAACAATATTTAAATTTTGAAGAAGCAAACAAACAGTTTAAAAAATTATTAAGGGGTTGATATGTCAAGTTACACAGATAGTATGATTATTTTTATAAGGGAACTAAAAGATAAAGGAAATACTTGGGATGAAATAGCTGTTAAATTTAATAAAAAGTTTGGTGAAGAAGAAAGAAAGACAGCTAATGCTTTAAGAAAAATATACTCACGTTATTCTGATATAGACTTTACCGATGAAACTGTGATAAACAGTATTCAAAGTAATGAAACTTCAAAAAAGAAGTCGTCTATTTTAGCTAAAGAAAATAGAGCTTTAGTTAATTATGTATCTGGTAGGAAGAATTTATTAGAAGAAATTAGAGAAATGTTATCTAGTAGATCATTTACACAATATAAAGTACCAATATATAAACCAGATAAGTCTAAACGAAATATGACAATGGAAACATTATTAAGTGATTTGCATGATGGTAAAAGAACACCAACATTTAATAATAGAATACTAAAAGAAAGATTACAAAAATATACTTCAGTTATTATTGGTGAAATAAATAGATATGAAAAAATATATAATGTTGAACGTATTGTTGCACCTATTTTAGGTGATTTAATAGAAAATTCATATATGCATGGTATAGAATCTTTAGCTGGTTGTGAATATCAGAATCCTGAACAAATTAGACATGTTACCCAATTATTATTTCAAGATTTTCTTATACCATTATCATTAACTGGAAGGCAGATAGTAGTTCCTTGTCTGACAGGAAATCATAGTAAATATTCCTTTAAAGATACATATATTGATCCAGGAAAAAATAATTTAAGTTGGATAATTTATAACATGTTAGAAATGCTATGTAAAGCATCTAAATTAACAAATATTGAATTTATAATACCTGAAGGTATATATTGTGTCTATGAAATATATGGAGATCCTATATTATATGAACATAAAGTTGACAGTTATCAACAAAAAAATGTAGAAGCTCATATACATGATAGATCTAAACAAGTCAAGAAGATGATAAAATTTGCTAGATTTGGTCATTTTCATGAATCATTATCTTATGGTAGGGGTAGAATTATATTTAATGCTTCATTTAGTGGTCTTGACTCTTATTCTGAGATAAAAGGATATTCATCTGAGCCAAGCCAGACCATAAATTATTATATAGAAACAGATACTAGATGTGATAGCTATTACCACTCATTTATAGTGAATTTAAACAAATATGAAAAAGTGTAGTAAATGTAAAAAATTAAAAGAAAATTCTGATTTTACAAAAAAACAAAAAGATGGAGAATCGTTAAGATCTCAATGTAAAGAATGTGAACGAGAATATAGTAGATTATATGATACTAGAACAAAAAACAAGGTATCAAAAAAATATGAAAAAACAATAAATGGTTTTATAATGAGAGTATATAGAAATATGAAATCTAGAGTTTTAGGTATTCAAAAACAAAAATTTCATTTATATGAAAATTTAGAACTTTTAGATAAGGATCTATTCTATGAATGGTCAAAAAACAATATAGATTTCTTAACATTATTTAAAAATTGGGAAAATAATAAATATGTAAGAAAATTAACACCTAGTATTGATAGAATAGATTCAAAAAAGGGATATGTTTTTAATAATATTAGGTGGGTTATTTTTAGTGATAATTGTAAAAATATCCAAAGATTACAGTCAAATAACACAAGTTCATATCGTGGTGTATATTTTAATAAATCTAACAATAGATGGGTTTCTCAAATAAGTCACGATAAAAAACATTATTTTTTAGGATATTTTGAAAATATTGAAGATGCTATAGAAACATATAATAAAAAAGCAATTGAATTATTTGGAAAATTTGCTTTTATAAATATTAAAAAAATAGAAAATTAATATATACAAACAAAGGATAGTATTATGAAGTTTTATAAATTTGCAAATGGTCAGCTAATTAACGTTGACTATATCAAAGAAAAGTTAGCAATCATTGATATCGTTGAACAATCTTATGGTTGTAATGAATGGTTTTTTACTATTAAGTTTAAAGCTGATACAGGATTAGAAAGTATACAACCAACGTTTGATAACGAAATATTAGCTAAGGAACAACTTAAAGAGTTTATATATTATCTGGAGACTAATTTATAGGAGATACTATGAAAAATAAAATAACGGTAATAGTTAGAAACTATAACGATTATTGTTTTCATGTAAAACAATTTGAAACCTTCGAAGAAGCAAAAAATTACTTGATTGATAACTGTGGTAATGGTATAATAATCATAGGAACAGAATACCATATTATAAACTAGGAGGAAGATATGGCAAAAAAAGATAAAGAATCAACACAGTATTGGATAGAGAAGGGAATAGATGTTGAAAATCGTATACTAGATATTGATGATTATATAGATTCAGAGACTGTTTCACCTAAGATTAGAGCTTTACGTTGTATGCAAAGAAAGAGTAACGACCCAATAACAATCAATGTTAATAGTATGGGTGGTTGTGTTTATAATTCATTCGCATTATATGATACAATACGAGACATATCGAACTCTGGAATTCTTATTAGAACAATGGCTTATGGTAGTATAATGAGTGGTGGTTCCATTATTTTTTTAGCTGGAGATGAGAGAAGTATGTTGATAAATACCACCACAATGATACACACGATCAACTTCGGGGTCGAGGGTAAGGTTAAAGAAGTAGAAATAGAAATGAAAGAATCTAAGAGATTAGAAGAAAAGATGATTGAAATATATGCATCTAGAACTAAGAAAAGTAAACGTTTTTGGAAGAAACAAATAAAATATATAGACAATTATTATGATTATAAAACTTCTAAAAAACTAGGAATAATTAATAAATAACTTTAACGAATAATGAGATATATGGAAGAACTACTTAAACAATTTAACATTACTAAAGACGAAGTAATTAAAATACTTCAAGATGCTATACTAGATACTACAGATACTAATATAATGAAATTACTAAATTTCAGCAAAATATTCAATTGTCACCCAACAAATGCTATTAAATTCTTTAGAAAACCTTGGGAATAACTATGGAAAACAACGAAACAAATCCCACAATAATAAATTGTGATGAAAATGATATATGTTACGAATGTCTATTCTTTGATAGACAAGACGAATACTGTAACTTATATAGTGTTAATAATCTTGATGCACAAAAAAGTAAACATAAATGTTGTAAAATTAAAAGAATTATTATACAATATAATGAATAAGGGGTAAATATGAATTTTAATCATTATTTGATGGTATTTAACTATCTTGATATCTTTGAAAAATGTTTTTGTATTTTTATAATATTATTATGTGTTGGTATTTTATCTGTTATATCATATAATATTTATTGGCATTTAAACTATAAATATGAATACTCTGACGCAAAAGAAACTACAGGAATTGTTACTGATATGAACTATAGAGCTTCGTATATGATAACAGTTTTTAATGGAAAAACAATAAATACTATTCATCATCCAGAAAAAAATGAAGTATATATTTATATTGAGTCTTTAAATTTAAAGAAAGAATTTGATAGTTCAAAATTATATCAACTTGTTCGAATTGATGATACCATTAAAATAACATATAAAGAGTGTTATATAGTAAAAAAAGATTACTCTAAAAAGAAAACTTTAGATTCATATGAAATATTAACAATAACAACACCAAAAGGTAGAATTTGGGAGAATTAATTTAGGGAGAAAAAATGAAAAAAATATTTATAGTATATAGATCTGATTATGACTATAATGAAAATATTATAGCCTTCAATTCTAAAGAAAAAGCAGAAGAAATGATACTAAGAAATAAAGAAGCTAATTATCAAACATATTTAAAGGATTTTAATGATTTTTTAAATAATAAGGAATCCCTTTTTTATAAAATTACTAGAGATGAAAAAATTAGAAGAAAAGAACCCTGTTCTATGAAGGAAGTCTTACAAAGTTGTTCATATGCATCTGATATGTATTTTGAAGAAATAGAATATGATGAGGAGAATTAAATGAGTAATATCATTGGTATAGGTGGTAAAGCTAAACATGGTAAAGATTCTATTGCTAACGTTTTAATTGATAATTTTGGTTATAAACGTATATCTTTAGCCGATCCACTTAAAAAAATACTTTACATAGGCTTAAAAGAATACTTTACATTAAACGATTTCTACGATCAGAACATCAAAGATTTAACGTTTGATAAATATACTAGTTATCCAGAATTAGTTTTAACCAAAGTCCAAATAGAGCGTATTGTGTGTGCTATAAACATCAATTACAATCTTACTGGTGTTGAAATGGATATAATACGTGAATGGTTTAGAAACGAAAAATTCTATTCTTTACGTGATTTAATGCAAAGATTTGGTACTGATTTATGTAGAAACCTAATTAATAAACAAATATGGATATTGACCTCACAAAAACAAATTAATCATACATCAATAAATAGTCCAGAAATTAATTTTGTAATATCTGATATTCGCTTTCCAGAAGAAAGACAAATGGTTAAAAATCTTAATGGGTTACTATTACTAGTAAAACGTGATTTAAAAATTGAAGGTGAGGTTCATACATCTGAACAATCTTTAGGTGATGATAGTGAATATAATACTATTATACATAATACATCAACATTAGAAGATCTAGAAAAAAACATCATTAAATTACACAAATCTAAATATCCTCTTTTTAAATAATTCTCTTGTCTTTTCTATATTTATATCATATAATGAAAATAACGTTGTTAACCTTAACAAAGGAATAACTATAGAAACTGAATTAAAACAACTAAAAGCTGAGAATGACCGCCTTAAAAAAAGATTGAAAATCTTGGAGAAGAGATTAGGTAAGTTTCGAAGTAAGAACAAAGAGTTATGTGACGAAATAGAAGAACTAGATGTTGAAGCTGAAACAAAGAAAGCATTAAAAACAACACCACTTAAAGAAGATGGATGTCCTAAGTGTGGTAGAGATTTGAACGTTAGTTCTGTTCCTCATGGTGAATTGGAGATATGTACAAATCCTGATTGTTCTTATAGAAAAGTTAATAGAAAAAAAGTAAAGGAAAGATAAAATGACACAATATGAAAAAGACTTAGCTGCTGTTAAACAAAATGGTTATGCTTTACAATATGTTAACCATCAAACAGAAGAATTGTGTTTAATTGCTGTTAAAGAATATGGTAATGTATTACAATATGTTAAACATCAAACACCAGAACTTTGTTTAGCTGCTGTTAAAGAGAATGGTTATGTTTTACAATATGTTAAACATCAAACAGAAGAAATATGTTTAGCCGCTGTTAAGGAAAATAGTTATGCTTTACGTTTGGTTAAACCAGAGATTAAAACAGAAGAATTCTTATTACGTTGTTTAGAAAATAATATAGCTTGTATAGAACATATGGAGATAAAATGATCATAACAATAGATTTATCTGTACATTCAACGGGATATACAGTTTTTGATGAAGAAGTCTTAATTGACTATGGAATAATAACACCAGAAAGATACCCAAAACAATCAATAGATCGTTATCCTATTAAGTCTGTTAATCAAGTAAAGTCAACAGCTAAACAGGTACATACTCTAATTGAGTCATATTTGCCTCAAATTGAAGCTATTGTAATAGAAGAGATAAATGGTGCTGGTAGAAGAAACATCATTGGTACAAAGGCATTGTGTGGCATTCACTACGTTTTAATGTCTTTGATGGATTTGGAAACATTAAAGAAGGTTGTTTTCATTAAATCATGTGAATGGAGAAAGGCTTTAAACCTTAAACGTAATGGTGATTGGAAACAATCTGCTGTTGATTTTATCAATGAAAAGCATGGTACTGAGTTTATTAGAGAAGAAAATGATTTGACAGATGCTTTGTGTTTGTACTACGCTTATCTAAAACTTAAGTAAAATTATGAGAATAATATACCTCGTGTTCATCAATTAGTGAACATATAAGTAAAAGTGAACATTTGTATAAATTATCGAGTAGTTATAGTGTTTTTGTTCACATTTATCATTATGTTCAGTAAGAAGTGAACATTAAAAGAAGGTTAAAAATGAATTGTGAAAGCTTAGAACTCTTATCTTTAGTTATATTTTTAATAATTAATCCTTAAAAATATTTCATTGTTAATTTTTCATATTCTTTTCTAGGTTTTTGATTAAAACTATGATAACAAGTCCAGGGATTCTTCTTATTTTTACAAGCGTTTATTTTATCCTTTAGTATCTTAAAATGACTATCAAACATATATTCTAAGTTATTCTTAAGCTTTAAAGGGTCAAGGTTGTAGTTTTGAATCGTTTTAACATGGATTTGGAATAACCCTAAGTCTGTTTTAGCTTTAACTATCTTAGCAGTCTCTGTACATTTGATAGTATCATCAGAAATAGCCACACAATTATTCTCATATATAATAACTTCAGTTTTCCTATGTGTTTTATGGTTGAGATTACTCTCTTGTTTTGCTATAGATATTGATATATTTGGGTCAATGTCGTACTTTTTGCTGTATTTTTTAAATAGATTTGTGTATTTTTCGGCTAATTTTAAGTCTTTTACTTCCATTAAGTTGTATATCTTATTACAAAGTTTATCTTTTTTACATTCAAAAGCGTTAATTTGATTAGATAATACTAAAAAACTTATAAATAATAATTTCTTCATTAAACTCCTTTAACCAGGTTTAATTAAACTTACATCAACAATCTTAAACCATCTATAAATGTTATCTATTTTTATACGTAAACAATACTCATTATCAGCATCAATAGCTCTTATTATTCCTTCATTTCCATTTATCCAAACTTTCTGGTTAATTCTGAATCTTTCAATGTTCATATTAGTCTCTAAAATAATAAAGAGGACTAGGGTTTAATTAGTCCTCTTTTTAAACAAGGAGGTTGCAAATGAAAATAGATCCGATTGTGTCGTTCGGATTATTTAATAATAGCAGTTTTTTTCTTTTTTGTCAATCTCTTTTTTTTAACTTTATTTACTTTTGTTATTTCAGGATCTAGAGCTTCCTGTTGTTCTTGTTCCGTTAACATATTAAAGTGTTCATTCATCTTTTCTTTAAGAATATAAGCATCTTCTGGAGACATATAATCGAAATTAGCTTCATCCTTCATATCTAAAGTATAATTACCAGAATACAATTCATCATCATTTAAAAGTATTCTAAAGCTATTCTTCTCCTTTTTACTTTTAGTATAATAATCTCTACTCATTGAATTAGCTACATGATTACATTCTTTTCTTTGTTCTGAGGTATTATGTACATTATCTTTAGAGTATTTATATGAATCATCTGTGGTAAAATTACCATTTTCATCTTTGTAGTATTTAACTTCTTTACGGAATTTTCTTAAATCTCTATCATTAATACAAACATATTCACCATTTTCTATGATATATGTATCCCTAATAGTAAAAGCTGCACCATAGTATTCGTCACTAAATTTAGATAACCACTTCTTAGCTTCTGGGTCTAGATTTTTAACATAGTCAAAATCTATGAATTCTTTTCTTTCTTTTGGTAAATATTTTTTATTAAATGATTTATCGTTATCTCTTATTTTCTTAGTCATCCTTGACTCCGTAAATGTAAGTTAAATGAACGTTATTTTGATGTGTTTTTGATTATTTTAGAGGTTGTATAGAATCCAACACCAGTAACTCCAACACCTAGAAAAAACCATCCTATTCTTTCCCAAGTACCCATTGGAGCTAAATCCTTAGTTTCATCAACATACTTCTTATAACCATCTAATCTTAGTTCCTGAATCTCTATCTTTCTATCTTTTAAAACATTTAAATCTTCTAATTTTATCTTTTCTTCATTAGTTTGTCTTAGTTTAGACTCCTCTTCAGAAGTAAATAAATACCCATCGTAAGGTACTTTATCATCCTTCTTAACAGGAGTCATAGCTAAGATATTCGTAGTCAATAGAGACAATAAAACAAAGGTTGTGATTATCTTTTTCATAAGTTTCTCTTCCAGTAGTCAACTTTTTGATCATCAGTTAAATCTTGAACACCCTCAGTCTTAATTTTTTCTAGTTCCTTTTCTTTCTTATCAATTTCGGTATCAACTTTAGCTTCTTCTTTTGTTAGAATTTCTTCTTTAGTTTCAATCTTTATATTAGCGTTTTCTATTTTATCTGAATCATTAATCTTTTTAAAGATCAAGATACCAATTATAGCTGTAACTATACCTAATATATACTTTAGTATTTCTTTTACTTTTTCCATATTTACCTTCAGTTTAATAAAGATGTTCACTATTTGATGTATCTTTCTTGATTTCTTTTATTTCACCAATGGGTTTTCTAAGTAGAGGACACCCTGAATAAACAACGGTTTTTGTTGAACTAAAGAAAAAGAATCCACTAGTTTGTTGTTCTTCTAGTCTTTGATTTAGAAGTTCCTTAGAGCATTTAATTTGTATAACTTCATCTGCTGCATTTTCTTTAACAGCATTTTTGTCATATAACCACATTTCATTTTGTATCTTTTCTTTATACTCTTTAATAGATATTCCCATTCTTTTAGAAACATCTTCTTCCATATCTTTAACAATAGATTTCCATAAATTAAGCTGACTCTCAACTTCACCTACTTCAAATTGACCTGAAAATCCACCACTAGCCCTATGACCCATCATAACACCTTTATTGTTTATAAAGCGTTTATCACCATGTTGTGAGATCATGAAAGTCATAGATGCAGCAAAGATTGTGATTGTGTGTATTTTTTGAGGAATTAGTTTAAACGTATTGATCATATCTATTCCAGCATATACACTACCCCCTGGAGAATCCAGGACTAGATAAATAATCTCACTTTCAGGTAGTTTCGATGACAATTCTAGGAGTTTTCTTTGAGTTTTATTAACACTATCACCAGATACTTCATCACGTAATAATACCATATTGTCTGGTGTTAATGTTATTTGTGTTTGAGAATAACAAGACATTGAAAAAAGTAGAATAAAAAGCATTAAAAATAGTTGACGCATAATATCACCATTTGTTTTATTTGATAAAAAGGTATTAACCTTATATACATTTTAACAAATTTCGATATCAATGTCAAGTATAATTTGTATTTAAATCAATATTATTTGAGATAGTTGATTAATTCAAAGATGGCTACAGCTATACCTATTGGTATTGCAATAAATTTAAAAAACTTAGATATTTTTTCGTAGATGTATTTTCTAATTTCTATAGGTTTTTCTATTATATCTACTCGATTTTCAAGCAATTCTGTACGTTTCATATGCTCAACCAATGATGTCTTATTTTGTGCAATATCAAACCCTTGAGTGATTTGTACACCTTTCATCTGTTTTAGGTCATCAGCAGAATCCTTGACTATATCATATATTAGATTTACTTTTTCATTTAATAAGTCTATCTTATCATTCATCTAAGGCTCCTTCTTTTCAAGATCAACACCAAAAGTTTTTAATAATAGATCTTTAGTATTAGGATTTTGCATAGCACTAAATAATAATGCTCTACGAGATTGTTCATTTTCAGTAGCAGCTAAGTTTCTAAACAATTGAGCTATCTTTGGATTTTCAGCTTTATCAGCTAATTTAGCTAAGTTATTAGGTAATGTGTTTACTATCTCTTTAACCATCTTCCCTGTCCAATCTGAAGCCTTCTCAATACCTTTAGAAACCTTACCTAATCCAATAGCACCTCTAATACCAGCAGCTTCAACACCACCAATAAAAGCTTTAGATACTTGTAATCCAGAGTTAGCTGCTGATTGGTTGATATCATATAGTTGGGATAGCTTATTTACTGCTGTATATAATTCATCAGCTTTTTCCTGTCCTACAATATCTCTATAGTATTTCATGAATTTTTCAAACTTTCTCTGTGCTTTTTCACCAGCAGCAGTTTCCAATTTGATATTCTTTAACATGTCAGTTAAATCGTCTATAGCATTATCTTTAGTTACAACGTCTTCACTTATTAAATCTTTCTTTTTTAGTTTTTTAGTAGCACCATACATTGATTCATAAGATTTCATTACTTTACTAAATTCATCTAACATACCCTTTTCACCTAAAAGACTATCGAAATCTTTTCTAACACCCTTAGCTAATTCTCTTACTCTACTTTCAATAGTACCTTTATCTTTACCAGCTATTAGTTTTAATGAATCACTAAATTCTTTCATTTCCTTAGGTTTAAGATTTATAGCATTTTGTATTTCTCTAGTTTCAACTTTAGTTGGTATCTTACCCCAATAAACAGAATTTACTCTACCTCTAGCATCTTTAAAATAAGCTAACCCCTTTAGATCATCAACAATAATCTCACCAGGTTCAAATGTTTTAGCTACAGCTTTCATTTCTTTTGGTAAAGACATTTCAACACCTAATTCAGGTATCAATTCTTTTTGTTTATATTTCAATCTAACAACGTCTTTTAGTATATCAGTAGCTTCTTCTCCTGATATATTTAACAATTTAGAAACTTTAATTGTATCAATTTTGGCTGGTTGTATATCACCCTCTATTAAAGCATATTTGTCTAACATTTTAGCTATTTCTTTAGAAGCTCCTTCCCCTTCAGAGTCTGCTAATTCCATTAACACTTTCTTCTTTTCCAAAGCACCTAAAGCTGTTTCTTTAGCTGTATAATCAGGTACAATAACATCTTCTTTTGTTATGAATTTCTTTTTAATATTATTCAATTGTTCTAATACTTTACCAGCTTTCTTTGCTGTATCATCAGTTAAAGCATTCTGATGTTCTAACTTAAATTCATTAGATAGATTATCTATATATGTAGTATAATCTTTTTTCATTTGTTCAGCTTCAGTTTTTTGCCATAGATCATCAAATTTCTTAACACCCTCTCTTTTAACATTTTCTAAATTCTTTTGAATTTCAGTAGCTTTAGAACTCAAATCATCCATAATAGTTTGTTGTATTTTTTGCCCTATTATCTCTTCACCTTCTTTAGCTAATTCACCAGCTTCAAACATTTTTCTAAATGAAGATGTTGATTTTTCTCTTATATATTCTCTTAAAGAATTAAGTTTTTCCATTCCAGGTTTAATTGCTTTTTGACCAATATAACCCATACCAGCACCCAAAGCACCACCAGTAAGTGATCCCATACCAATTTCTTGTACAGCTTTTGGTACTTCAGCTTGAGTTAAATCAGCTTCACCATAACCAAGTCCAGCAGCTGCACCATATTTAGCTCCAGTAGCAGCACTTTGTTTAACTGCTTCTTTTAAACCTAGTTTACCTAACGTTGCAGCAGCAGTAGCACCACCAGTAAAGAAAGCAGGAGCTATACCAGATCCAATTTCAGAAGCTGTAAATATGATAGGATTAGCTTCTTGTGCAGCTTCCATCTTAGCTCTTTCTGTATCTCTTTCTCTACGATATGTATCCATAAAATTAGATAATTCATCTTGTCCAAATAAAGTACTTCCAACAGCTTTACCAGCACCAATAAGTTCATCACCAAAACCTAAAGTTAAACCTTGTACGCCACCACGTATAGCAGATTCTGTTTGTGATATTTCTTCATTAGATTTTGATTCTAAATCAAAATTATCATCTTCTATTGGTTCTAAATCTAATTTTGTATCTTCAATTGGTTCTAAATCTAATTTATTCATTTTTATTCCACCAATTTATAACCTTGTTTAATTGAATCTTCTAATTGTTCTTTTGGTAATTTAAATTTCTTACCTTGACTATCCATAACAGTCACTTTATTTTCTATATTTTTAACTGTTCTATTTTCTTTAATTTTTTTCATATTTTCTAATCTATATTTTTCAGCATCAGGATTTGATACATTATAAAAATCCACAATATCATTATACTGCCTTTTAAACGTTTGGTCAAATGAATTTAATCTTGACATAAAAGTATCGGCAGTAACGTTAGGATTTGCAACAATATCTTTTAATCTTTCATATTCAGCATCTGTAACAGCTAATCCAGATTGACCTTTAATATAATTGGAAAGAAATGAATTCAATTTCGAATAAAATGCAGATCTATCTTTATTTGTGTTCCATATTTTTTCTGAGGTACTACCTAATCTTCCATCAACTGGTCCAACATATGATTTTTTAAATAATGATTTCAACTCATCTAAATCATTACTAGTCACATAAGCGTTTTTAGTAATTTCTTGTTGTTTAGATGTTAATTCGTCCTTCTCTTTTTGAGTCCATTTAAATCTTTCTTCACTAAGATTAGCTTTTTTTGTAGCAGCATCAGCTTGCTGTTGTCTAATTTCAAGAAGTTTAGCTGCGTTATCACTTTGAAGTTGTTGCATCTTGAGTTTCATTTCTCTATCGTCTTGAAGTAATAATAATTTTTGTAACTCTTCAAGTTGTGGTTTATTCATACCATCTAAATCTTTAAGATATGGGTTTAACTTATCTTTAAAAGATTGATTGTTTTTAATTAATGTTCTATATAATTCAGAAGCTTTACTATTTGGATCTAGTTCGGCAGCTTTACCTTGCATAGCAGCTTCTTCTAAAGCTTCTTTTACTAATCCTTTAGATTCCTTTCTTTGTTGTTTACTCATTTCTATCTTAGACATAGCATCAGACATCACTTTCTTAGCGTCTTCTTTAAGTGATTTACCAGCATTAGGATCACCTTCAACTCTAGCCATACCAGCACTTATCTTTTCTAAACCACCTCTAAGACCACCCATGAAGTCTACCCAATTAGCCATTTTTTTAGATTCTTCATATATTTCATTTTCTTTGTTCTTAGCAGCTTCATCATCTTTTTGTAAACGTTTTAATATAGAATTAAAACCTTCTTCATCTTTTACTTCTTCTTTTACTTCTTTAACTATAGGTTTATCTTCCTTAACTGGAGATGGTGTAATTTGTTTAGTTTTAGATGGTATAACTGGTGGTGTAACAGGAGCAACATTAACATCTTTTGGTATGTTTATCGGCTGTTGTGGTATGTTTGTTTGTGGTATAGATGGTTGTGTACTACCAAAATCAAATCCTTGTTTATTTGGTTGTAAAGGAATATCTTTTGATAAATTAGTTTGTAGATTATACCTATTTAGTAATTCATCTAATCTATTTTGTTCTAAGTTTTCTTGACTAATAAATGGTGTTGGTTGTTCACCTGTTTGATATGGAATATTAGATGATATAGTTTTACTACCATTTAATAAATCATCAAGAAACTTACTATAATCTATATTATTTTTATTCTCAGCCATAAATTATTCCTTTAATTATTTACTATAAGGATTAGATCCACCAAAAATACCAGTAGGAGCTTTAGCTGTTGTCACATTAACACCTGATTGTGTTGGAGCAGCAGAACTACCACTACCAGAAAAAGCTTTACCGGCACTCATTGCTATATCAGCTAATCCTGATCCCATAGATTGTATACCAGCAGCTTTGTTTGCACCAGCAGCACTTGTTGCAGCAGCATTACCAGTTAACGCACTCATTTGTAAACCAGCTTTCTGTACTTCTCTATCATATTTTCTACCAGCAGCTTCGGCGTTCCATTGAGATACCTGATTTGCAGCATTAACTCTGTCAGCTTCAAGTTGTTGAGCTAAACTTTGTTTAGTTAGATTTGCTGTATTTAAACCAGCTACATTACGTTGTTCAACTCCTGCTTTTTGTAAAGCATTAAATTGAGCTATGATATCTTCAGCACTAGCCTTTTGTGCTTCTTCACCAAACTCTTGAGATCTCATTTGTGTACTATAATCACCCAATTGACCTAAAGCTGCTAGTTTAGCTTGTGCTGATGTTTGAGCTATACGATCAGCTTGTTCAGCTTGAGCTAACATAGCTTGTTGGCTTGACGACTGTCTTTGTGCTAACTCAGCACCAGAACCCAACATACCTCGTTCAGCCATAGATTGAAGTATTCTAGCATCTCTAGCTTCAGCTTGAGATCCAGTGCTACGTCTTAGTTGTTCAAACTCAGCCATATCAGCACTAGTTAAACCATCCATACTTCTTTCTTGTATACCACTTAATGCTGCAAGTTGAGCTTCTTTCAATCTAGGGTCAACACCAATATCTGTCATTGATGTTTTCTGTAGTTGAATAGCTTTCTCTTCTTCTGGTAAGAAATCCCAAACTAATTCAGGACTTTCAAGTATAAGTTTTTCAGCTTCTGCTGTTGGTATTTGAAGACTATTAGCTATATTTAATGCTGCTTCTCTTAAAGCTTGTGATCTTGCTTCAGCTTCTTCAGCAGCATTTCCAGCCATTATACCACTAACTAATGACGACCCAATTCCTGCTGCTGCTCCTGCGGCTATCATTCCAGCCATATAAAACTCCTTAAATAATATATTTTAAGATAAACCAAAGAATTGTCGAAGTTGATTAAAATAACCACCTTCTCTTGCTGTTGTTTCACCTTTTACTTTATTACGTTGTTCTACTGTTTTTTCTATGAATTGATTTTTTAAATTAAGTATATTATTAATTTTAGCTTGTCTATTAGCTATTTCACTTTGTATTTCTGGCATTGCTAATATTTGTTCCTCTGTAAAACCAGAATAACGATCAGGACCTAATTGATAAACAATATTATTTAAATTCAAAATTGATCGATCTATTGGAAACAATCTAGTAACAGCAGGATCATTATCCATAGCAACTCTAATTTCATTATCTGATTTATTAATCCATTCATTATTAGGATTTAAATATTGATAACTAGCTGTTGTTGCATCCTTATCGCCAGGTTGAAATCCATATCCTGTTCTTTCACCTAAAACATCATAATACCATTGGTTCATTGAAGTAGAAGCTTCTAACGCTTCTTCTTCTTTAGTTTTGTTTGTTTTAGTTTGTCTATCTAGTATTTCTTTTTCTAAGTTAGATACACCTAATCCTTCTAAACCAACTTGATTAGCTTGCAATCTTCTTGCTGCTTCAACTTCAGATAGATTACTACCTAATTGATCTTGAAATAATTCCTCTAACGCTTGTTGTTTAGCTACTTCTTCTGATGTAGCAAATCTTGACTTTTCAGCTAAGGATTCACCTATATTAGCTGTATTAAGAAGTTCAGCTAATTTAGCTTGATCTAGAGTTCCATAATTATATAAACTAGATTCAGCTTCTCCTGGTGCCTTTCCTGCATAATATGCTGATGTACCACCAACGTTCCATCTACCTTCAACCCCTGTACCGAATTCACCTTGATAACTTAAGTTGTTAGCAATGTTTAACATTTTATCAGCAGCTTCTCCTGATGTATTTTGTCTTAAGAAATTTTGTTCATCAGAACTAATAGCTTGACCCGATAGTAATTTAGTATATAACTCAGATACTTTATTTTTATTAGTATTATATTGTTTTAACTTTTCAACAACATTAGTTTCAATATTACCGAATGCTTGTTCTGCACCAGTAGTTACAGCAGACTTTGTTGCTTCAATTTCTTCTAAAGTTTTACCTTTAGCTAATTGTTGTAATTTTTCTAGATCTGTAAGTTGTCTAGAAACATCAGTTCCTGCTATTTTAGAATAGTCTTCTAAAGCTTGTTTTTCTTGTTGTTTAGATTGTAACAATAATTGATCTAAAGATTGTTGTCCTGTAGTATATGTTTTATCAGGACGACTAAACATTTCACGAAGTAATTGAAATCTACCAGCTTCACTAGTTCCTAATCCTGCTTTTTGTTGAAAAGCATTAACATCTTGTTTTAATGTAGGTAAAGCTTGAGATTCGTATGTATTGAATCCACCTTGTTTAGCTGTTAGATATTCTTGATATTCTGGTGTATCCATATATGAACGAATATCGGCAGCATTTTTTTCATATAGTCCAGGTAAGTCTTGTTGTACTTTTTGTATACGAGCTATTTCACCACCACCAATTTGTTTTAGATTATCTTGATCTAATCCAAATCCGGTTTTAGTTTCAATATCGCTTCTTTCTGTAGCAGTTTTTGTTGCTAATCCAGTTTCTTCTTCTTGAAGTTTACCTGTTATTTTTTCAGCTAATTTAGGTTCTTGATGTGCTTGAACATATTTTTGAGCAGAAGTACCTTTCATACCAGTACCTAATTTTCCTGCTGTACTAGCTTGAGTAGCAACAGGAGAAACACCAGCACTAACAGAAGATGGTGATCCACTAACTGATATATCACCAGTTTGTTCTAGATTACCAGCTTTCTTCTTTTTCTCTTCTTCAGTTTGTTGAAGTGTATCTGCTATATATGGCATTGTTATTTACCTTTACTGAAAGTATTTAATACGATATCTTCAATAGCTTTTAATCTTAGTTCTTGTTCTTTCTGTTTCTGACTTATATTAGTTTCTTCTGGAGTAGATTTTCTAACTATTGGATTTTCATTCTTAAGTGATTCAAATGGTATTTTACCTTGAATTGCTTCCATTAATCTTTGTTGACCTTCTAGATTAACAACAGACTCACCTTCATTAACTTGAGCATCAACATTATCACCAACATAATTCATACCATCATCTTCAATTACACCACCATTACGATAGTAGTTAATTTTATCCATTGCTAGTTTTTTTAACTGATCTTGCATTGGATCAACGTTATAAGCAACACCACCATCTTCAAATTTAGGTAACACTCTTTCTTGTGTTCCTTGAGTTTTTTCAGCTAACATTCTTCTTAAATATTCAGTGACAGGATCTTGAATTCCTGGCATTTGTGGAGGTAAAGTATAACTAGAAAGATCTTGTGAAGGCATAAATGAATTTAAATTAGGTATTTGAAGACCAGAAACTATACCACCATCTTGATATGCATTTCTAGATGGTATCTTTTTTTGTGAAAGTTCATTTTCATATTTTTCAGAATCTTTTATGTGTTGTATTAATTCTGAATCACTTAAATTTTTATATTCTGGAAGTGATCTAAATTTTTCAAATTTCTCAGCTATTCCAAATTTAGAATCTAAATTCTCTGAAATATTAGCACCTAACTTAGAAGTATTTTCTGTATCTCTATTCATATAAACATTTCCACCATCTTCATATTTCTTAACTACACCACCACATTTATAACCATTATTAGACTTAAGTATTTCCATTTCTTCAGGTGACAAACTATCTCCAGATTCTAATTTATAAGCTAAGGTTCCTTCTTTTGGACCCAATGGTTGTACTTCTCCTGCTTTTTGAATGGCTTCACCTAAAGCTGCACCATATACATTACCAAATAAATTCTTACCACCAGCCATTCTTACTGTTGGACGAGAAGTTCTAATCATATTTAATTCTTTTTCTAAATTCACTTTTTGTTCTGGAGGAGTTTTTGGATTATTCAATGACTTAAGTATTTCACTTTCTCTTAGAAATGATTGAGTTTCATTAGATACAATCTCACCTCTAGGTAAAGGTTTAACCACACCACCTTCCGCATATTTAGGTTTTTTAAATTTATCTCTTAAATTTGAAAAATTGTCACTTTTCATGTCTTCCTCGAATATAGTAATTACATTAATACTTGATAAACCCTTTAATTACTGTATATTATGATAGTTAATGTGTAAGTTGTGTTTGCTAGTAAACCTGTAATATTACTAACTTTTATTATTTTATTTTCTTCGGTATATGTTATAAAGGGATGTGAAGTTATAGCACCACCTAGAACTCTTATGATTTGTGTTCCTGTTGACTTTAAAGCTAAATTATGTTTAAAAGAGATTGAAAATACAGGATTACCACTTGCATCAACTTTGATGTTATTAATAGTTTTAATTTCTTGATTAAGATTTTCTGATATTGAAAGATTCTTATTTAAAGCATTGTAAACACTTTCAGCAAAGGAATTATAACAAATACCAATCTTTTCAACTAGTTCCTTTTCATCGTCTTTAAAATCTTCAACGTTTAATCTTTTTGGGCTATCTATTTTCATTATTTATATGCTCTCGGTGTTGTTTGTTCGTTGTAAGTTACTGAATATCCAATAATACCAAACTTCTCTCTGGCTACGTTATGTTCAAATTTCAAATATATATAACGACATCTTTGTTTATTTCTAGGCACATACGTTCTAAATGGTCTTTCTCCACCATCACCACCATAAACATACTCACCATATGTTTGAGTACCATAATCACCATTACCTTCTGCTTCAAATTCAATACCTTCTAAATGAGCACTTATATCACTTCTAAAAGACATAGTACCATATGTAAAGTTATATTGATCAAACATTAACGTTGATTCTCTAAATTGTTTCATTAATGATGAATCACCTAAAGTTTCCGCGGAATATTGCGTTTCAGTACTTATACCATTGAATATAATACAATCACCAACTAGAATTGGTATTTCGTTATAAAGAATAACTTTACCTAAAGAAAATATTACATCTTTAATAACGGCTTCGTAAGTTATAGCTGTTGTATATTTTTCATAGTTAGTAAAGGCAATACCAGTTGATGTATTTAGTTCGTCTACAAGAAGATTAAACCCATCTCTAAGGTCTTCTATATCGTTACTACCAGAATAACTAGTATAAGTTTGTAGAACGTCATCTAGGGCTATTTTTGACACTAATGCTTGTAGTCTACCACCTAGATCATTACCTGTTGATAATTTCAATTCGGTATAGTAATCTGAATCATCTAACATCCAATCTTTATCTAACTGATTTAATAATCGATTAAATCTAACAATAGTAATATATTGTATTTGATATAATACATCATGAATGTTAACATTAAGTATGTTACTTGGAAAAATTATATCACTTCTAATTGTTGATGGTGATAATGTTTTTTCATATTCTCTATCAGCATAGTCTGTTCTTTCAAAGTTTTTTCTTTCAATTTCTATCTGGTTAATATCTGATGGACCTAAATAAAGTCTATCATTACCACTATTTACAATACCACAAGTTTTACTCATTATCCAACGAGTCCAAGTCCTTGTAAATACGTTAAAACGATAACATTGTGTTGCTGTTGTATCTGTTGGTAATGTTGGTAAAAACAATAGATAAGCTCTATCACTTTCATAAGTTATACCAAAAGACTTCTTAGAGAAATTAGGAAAATTACTAGATGTTGGTTTTAGTATTAAGTCTTCTATCTTTCTAGAAATAATACTAACAGCACCATCAGTAACGGTAACAACACCTTGACTTGTTAACATATATATTTGATTATTCAATACTTGAGCTGTGTCAGCAGCTATTAATGGACTAGATGAGTCTGTTAATGTAACAACGAAAGTATCTGGAGTAGTTCCAGTTAATCTATATATACCATCAGTCTTAAGAATAAATAAAGATTCTCTTAAAGACATAACTCTTAGAATTGGTTTATCTTTAGATCCAATAGCTATGTAATTTAATATTGGAACAGATTCAGGTTGTTCTGCTTTTGAATAATAAATCCTATTAGGATTAACTTCATTATCAGACTTAACTGATGAAGTAAATGGTGTTGATGGAACTACCAAGGGTATTTTAGGACTAATATCATTACCAGAAGCTTCTATATTTGTTCCTAAATAAAATGGTATGTTAGCCATAACTCTTTTTTCTAACATCAATTGACCTGGAAGATCATTTGGTCCAGAAAGATAGAAAGCATATACTCTAGATGATTGATTACGATTAATTACTTTAATCAAAGAATTAACCGTATCGTCTATATTTTGTGAAGGTGTACCAGCTTTAGCTAAAGCAAACTTTTTATTTGGTATATCCTCAACTGTTGAAGCTTCATAAGTTTCATAACCACTTATATCACCAATATAAAGTTTAGTTGGTCCACCCACATCACCTTCATCTTTAAAATCATCAACAGCTAAAACATCAAAAAATAAACGATGTAACGTTGATGTATTTGCATAAAAGACATAACTTTGATATTTAGTTACATCTTTAGCTAATGGTGGTCTATCATTTGAAGAATTTATTCCTTCTCCTGATATTGGATTTGTATATAAAGTAGTTCCAGAAGCTCTAAAATCTTCAGAAACTAAATCAGTAGCAGTTACATAACCATTACTAAAATCTGTTGAAGTTGGATAATCTTCAAACACTAAATTCATTTCATCTTCTGGAACATTTAAAATAGCACCAACCATGTTATCTTTTTGTACATCTCTATAGACTTGGTATCCATAGTTGTTTTCAGAAGTTATTGTGTACGCATCAATTATTTCGGTTGGTATTGTAAATGTTAAAGTTGTTGCTTTTGAAGCACCTGAAGTATTTCTTATTATTCCTATCTGTCCCGGAGATCCTATTTTTAAATTACCATTAACATCTTTTCTAAACCAAACAACTCTATAAGCTGTCATCTTATTGTTTTCTAACCAATCTGTAGAGGCGTTTAACTCTATTTGTATATCTAACGCTTTAGGAACACCAGCACTAACTATATAACCTGGATCTGTTGTTAATTCTGTAGCTTCCAATGCTGATATTACTTTGATTCCTTCATTTGTTGTAAAATATAAATTACCATTAGATTCAACACTCTTTATTCTAAGTCCTGATTCTAATTCTGTATATGTTCCTGAGAATTCAGAAAAAGCACCACTACCATCATCAAACAATAATTTAGTAGCGTAGTGTATTAGTATTCTACCTTTATATTGTAATAGTTGTTTAGAGACATCCGATGCTGTTCCAAAAGAATCACCATATATTTTCATACCTCTACGAGGTTCAATAACACCATCTTTATCTATTACTATATTATTAGCTTGAACTAATGCACCATCTTCCAGTGTTAATTCATTTTTAAATGAATGTAATCCCAATGCTGCATTTACTGTTTTTTGTGGCATTTTTCATCCTTATATTGAACGTTTACCTTTTCTACCGATACCACTACTTCTTAAAATATTATGACGAGATTTAGCTTTGATTGGAGATCCTGATATTCTGTTGTCTAACATTAATCCGTTATTGTTCTCCATTTTTTCTAAACGTCTAGTAGCAACGGCTAAATTTTGAACATCACCATTAGCTTCTAAAACTAATGTTGCTGTCATTTGTGCTAATAATGGGTGTAGTTCACTTGGACAATTAATTAGATCTGTTTCACCAGCTAATGATAATCTATCACCAATAGATAATCTTGGTGGTATGTTCTCGGGATCTAGTTGTATATATTTACCTGAAGTATTTATCGATATAATAGGAACATCAAAACTTATAATTTTATGAGGTGATTTTGTTCTGACGAAATCATATAAAGCTGTTGCTGAAAAATTAGTAGGTAAAGCTGTTTTATTTTCATCAGAATTAATTAAAGTTATAATACCGTTAGTTCTATCAATGTTTTGAATTATCGCAACTCTTTCATTTAATACTAAAGCGTTTGGTTTTATTAAATAGAAGAATAGTAAACCACCAATACCGTCTATATTATCTTCACTAGTGTGTATTACTAGATTCTCACCTTCTATATAGTATCTAAAAACTCCATTATTACCATTATAATCAACTAATTCATCTGTTGATACTTGTATCATATCCTGTTTAGTTTCTTCATCATTTATGTCACTAATATAAAACACTTCTTGAAATTTAGCTCCTATTGAACGATATGGTATTTCATATCGTTTTACACCAGCTTCTAATGGTATTATTTCTTGAATACGAAAATAGTTCTCTTGTTTTGATAAAATTAAAGGAATTAATGAGCTTGACATCTCATCGTTTGCTAATTTTAATATGTCATTATCATCTAGTAAATTTTGACTGTCTGGTATATTAGTACGTTTTTTTATACTATCTAATAATTCAATAGATGAATAATAGGATTTGTTTGCTGTAGACATAGTACATCCTTATATTATTCTTTTAATTGAGAAGCTAATTCCATTAGTTTTTTAAGTTTAGCTAATTTATTATCTTTTCCTTCTTCCATTCCATCACATTCAGCTTCATCTTCTTTACATTCTTCCATTTCTTCTTCACTTCCAACAATTTCTTTAGCTTTCTCTAGTCCTTCTTCTAATCCATCTTTATCTGGAGCGGCTACTGTTACTTTTTTCATACCTTTTAATTCTTCACCACCAGCTTCATTCATGATAGAATCAATATCATCAAGCATTGACTCTTTAATCTTCTTAGATTTATCATCAACAAATTTACCTTCTTTTGCTTTCTTTCTTAGTAGATCTTTAAATTTTTCAATCATTAGAAACTCCTTTATTTTTATTCTCTAAGTAAGTTTTAGTACCACTTATCAAATGTTCTGTTAAGTTTGCACCAAAAAAAGATACAGCACAAACCTTTAATAAATCAACTAGCTGAGCACCATCTATATAGTTACCAACTCTAAGTAAAACACTTAGTAGTGTTATTATTCCCATTATCCAAACTTTACGATAACCCATTAAAAAATCTAGTTTTAATCTAGATAACATATTAAACTCCAGTTGTCTCACTTCTAAATTTAAAAGTTAGACTAACATAACCACTAACGTCAGGTGAAGTATATTGTACTTGACCACTAGATGTTATATCAAATTCTATACCACTATCATCACCTGTACTATTTACTGACATATACCAACCAGAATTATTTTGTACACCTATTAATTCAAATATTTCAAATTTATCACTAGTAGCTTGCAAATCAACACTAACTATAGTTTTAAAAGATCTAACATCAGCATTAGCAAAAGCTAATCCTGTTACGTTAGTAAATGATGTTTGATTGTTGCTACCACTAAAAGACGTTTCTTCGATATCACCTGTGCTAGGTGAAGATATAGACACTAATTTTGGTATTCCATTTACAAAATTTACAGCATATCCCATTTTATATCCTTGTAAAAAGAAGAGAAGGACTTCATGTCCTTCTCTGCTTAATTATGTTAATTAGATAGCTAATTCAAGATGTGGAGCAAGAACTATTTTACCAAGAGCACTAGCATGTCCAAGTAGTACTATGTTTTTATCGGCTGGAGCAGTTTTAGTAGCATTTCCAGCAGTAGCAGAAAGATAAACACGTTTACCTAAATCAAAGTTTCCATCTTTAAGTACAGTAACTTCACCAGCTACTTGTACTAGTCCAGAAGCTTCATCTGCTATTTCAGCAATAACAACACCAATAGTACCTTCACAAGTACTTAATGCGTCAGCATCAGCAAGAATGATTTCACCAGCAACAGTTTGACTTAAACAAACAACAGATCCTGCTGGTATAGCACTTCCTGTATTATTAGTTAATGTGATAGAAACAGATTGAACAGAACTACGTGCATCTAATTTAGCGATAGCACTTTCAATAGTATCGGTATTTGCTATAACGCCAGCAGAAGCAGCATATGCATCAGAAAGTCCAATATCATTAGCTTCAAGTACAACGTCACCGGCTTGACCATTTACAGATGTAACTTCATCGCTAACATCCCATTTTTCCCAAGCACTACCATTGTAAGCTACTTTATCACCAGAAGCAAGAACTATACTACCTCCAAAAGCACCAAAATCATGTGTTCCTGCTGTTGTAACTCTATATAGAGCACCTTGTACTCTTGCAGCTTCTAAATCTAAATCTGGACTATTTGTAGTAGCATTATAAGTACCAGCATAGAACAATGGACTTGGTATAGATTCTACTTCAGTTTCCAAAGCTTGTAAAGCTGCTTTGATTGTTGAACTATCAGCAATAACTGATCCTGTAAATGTTCCTAAATGTTGAGCATTTTCAGCAACACCAGAAAGAGTTACTAAATCGTTAGCGTTAGCATCTATTTCTTCTTGAGCTGTTTCTAGAGCTTGTAGAGCAGCTTTGATTGTTTGATCATCAGCTATAGTAGATCCTGTGAATGATCCTAGATTATCAGAATCAACAGCTACACCAGAAAGTGTTACAAGATGTCCAACATCATCAGCAGCACCAGAAGCTACACCGGCAGTTGTTTCATGAGCACTTTCAATTGCTTGTAATGCGACTTTGATAGTTGAGCTATCAGCGATTGTGCTTCCAGTAAAAGCACCTAAGTGTTGTGCATTTTCTGCAACACCTGATAATGTAATTAAATCATTAGCATTTACATCAACTTCTTCATGTGCTGTTTCTAATGCTTGTAATGCAGCTTTTACTGTAGAATTATCGACTATTGTTGATCCAGTAAATTCACCTAAATTCTCAGCATTAACGGCAACACCAGAAAGTATTACCAAATCACCAATAGCAGTTTCAGCAGTTCCTAAATCTGTATCTAATTTTTCAATACCTGATTGAACAGTTACTTGTGTACGAACAGCAGTTAAACCTACTTGATCAGCACCTGAACTACCATCAACTACAGAAGCGATAAGAATTAACTTATCAGCAATAGCTCCAGTAATTTCAGCACTATTTGCACCTACTTTAATGGAACTTACTTTAAGTATGTCTGTACCACCATTTAGATCGACTTCTTTATGAAACCCATCTATATAACGAATTAATTTACTAATGTCTGTCATTTTTTAAATCTCCAAAAAATTGTTTATATTATGCTTTTTTTACCAGTAAACGAGCAATAGCTCCTGCTCCTGGATCTGCTGACCATGTTAATGTAATTGCATCTACTGCCTGATTAAAAGATACTAAAGCTGTACTATTAGCTCCTGCTGTTTTTTGTGAACAAGCAAGAATAACATCACCAGCAGCTAAACCAACAGCAGCAACACTTTCTACAGCACCACCACCAGCAGAAGCTGCGGTATCAATTACAACTAAATCTGCTATATCTAATTTTAAAGCTAATGCATCAAATACTACATTTTGTGATGGAGCTTTAGTTGTAACTCCGTCAACTAATGCATCTTCTATATCAGAACTATTAGCTTTCAATGCTAATGCATCAAATACTGCATTTTGTGAAGGTGCTTTATCAACAACAGCATTAACAATAGCATCTTCTATAACATCAGCAGCAGCATCTTCAGCAATATCAGTAGCTTCAACTAAAACAGCATCGATAGCATCTTGTACGTTTTTTTCATCAATTCCTTTGTAATCTACACTCATTATTATCTCCTTAGTTTATTCATCAATTTTTTCAAATTGATATTGAAGTTTTACTTTTAAAGGCAATCCTGACATCTTTAAAAGTTTGTTAACTCTTGTTACTAATAATTTTAACATCTTAGCTACTTTCTTACCTACTTCCTGAGAAAGTTGTTGAATCTCTTCGTTACTTTTTGATTCTAAATCCATGAAATTGCTCCTATTTAATGTTTATCACCGTTTATTATTCTTCCTAAATAACAGCTACGATAAATACTCACATTAAAACTTGATAAAATGAATTAACTTAATTGAATTATTACATCTGGATCTAGTATAATATCTTTATTTAAAGGATTATCTTGATTTTTAGAAACCACACCAACTTTTATAACGAAATCTCCAGAAACAAATCCATTAATACCAACTTGAGGTAAAACATTAGTTAAACCACCAGTTTTACTAACATATAGTATATCACCAAAACTAAAAGCTATTGATACGTTTTTTATAACTCTATCAGACTTAATTTCACCTTGTTCACCATCTAAAGTGTCTGAAGCTAATAAACCAATAATACCAACACTATTTGATATAGAAACATCTATCAAATCCATATCACCATTAGTATTAACTCTAACTGGTGTATTCTCTAGAATAGTACTTCCTGTATTATTTTCTAGAAGTATAGGTGGTGTTTGATTCTGTATCTCTAATAGTTCTTGACTATTTTCCCATTTACCACTAGTAAAGTTGAATTTAAGTATATCACTTTCATCAGGACTATATAAATCAACATCAGTTAAACTAGATAAAGAAGCACCAGCACTTACAGCTTTTAAATCAATTTCATTTGTCGAAGCATTTCCTGTGATACTAATTGTAGAATCACTAGAAATAAAATTGAAGCTTCTTGTAGACAAATCATCCCCATTAGTACAGCCAATCTCTACCGATCCACCAATGGGACGTTTAAAAAAACTTGCAACAACTATTTTTGGTATTCCTGAAGCATTATAAACAGAACATCTAAAACGTATTAACTCATATGAACTAATATCAACATAAGTGCTATCAACACCAATTATAGTATCGATAGTATCCCAATTAGATTGATTTTTTAGTTTTCCTTCTACAACAACAGCATTGATAATTCCTACATTTTCAGTTACAACTCTTAGTGAAGGCTGTTCGGCTAAGTCATAACCATCAGAACTACCAAGTATCCCTGTAGATCGAAAATCAATTTCTAAATTGAGTCTACGATCTGCTGTAGACATTTGTACCTCCTAATAATTTATAAATTCTTAAATTCTTCGAATGTTAATGGACTTTCTGGTAAAACTTGTTCTTGTGTTATATCTCTTAAGTACATTCTATAGTTCTTCATTAGTATTAATTCTTCTGATGTTATAGGGTAATCAGAAAGCATATACTTATCTGTAGATTGTAGTAGTACATTTCTTTTGTTTCTTAACTGTTCTATGTTATACTCATTAGTAATGTCTTCAATTGTGATAACATAATCAGCTTTGATTGTGTATTCTGTATATATAACAGTTTCTCCTAGTATTTCTTCTGTTTTTTCTTCTTGACTAAGGATTCTAGAAAGAAGTTCTTCTGGGACTGTTCTTAGTTTACGTTCTGGTAAACCTATTACCTTTTCATCAATTTGTTGTTGTAACCAAGAGTCAATTCTTTCATCTTCAACTTTTGATGGATAGTATTTATTTGTTATTTCATTATGTATTATTACTTTTTTCATATATTATCCTTTTAATCAATATTAAAAATACTTAATCTAGTTCTACTATCACCTGAACTAACATTTAATGTTGAACCATAATTGTGATATAATTGTAATTCAAAGTAGTCTCCAGTTACTCCGGTTAATATCCCTGAAACTCTCTGCATTTGGGGTATTGCTGGAGTTAAAAAATCCATGTATCTTGGTGATGCTATTCCATTTTTAAGAACTTTCATTGATGCATTCGTTGGATTATTTTCAAGCCAAATCCAAACATCAATAAAAAAACTTCCATTTCTTTTCAATCTTATCTTTCCATCACTTTCAATCATTCCATGTGTGTCTTTTATTTTTGTTGGAAAAATAACAGTTGTAAATGTACCATCAATTAATGAATTGCCACCTGTTGCAACATAATTAACTATTACTTTCTCACTCGCAGCTATTGTAGCTGGACCTGATTCTCTAATTATAAATATACCATTGGCACTGGCATTGGAACTTAGCGTACCTCCTACTCCCATTGTAATTTTTAACATATCTCCAACATTCAAAGGCAATGCTGTATTAAGGAAAAAATCTGTTTGATCTCCTAATCTAAAGGACTTGACAATAGAATAAGATCCTCCGACAGGTTTGTATTGTAATTGTATAGTATCACTTGTCACAGCTGTATATTTTAATTGCGCTCCTATTCTATAATCGCCTGCAATTTGAGTTGTAAATTCTCCAGTAGAAGAATTATAAGAGGAGTGAGTATCCTTGACTTTTGTTTCATAAATTACAGTTCCACCAGAAGAAATTGTTTGTCCATTAGAACTAGAGTAAATTGTAGTGTTTACTCTTGTATCTGCTCCATCACTTAAAACTACATTAGAAGACCAACCAGCTACAGGAATAAAATTAGTATGAAATCTATATTCAGTTGAATCTTCAAATTGTGCATTTCCATCTACAGCTTGACAAGCGTCTTGTGCCGAACCATTATTTCTAATACCAAAAAACAAGGATTTATTAGAACCATTACTATATGTATTAATAATCCAATCAATATTTGAAGTACCATCTTTGTATAGAATTCCGATAGGTGTGTAGTCACCATCAATCCCTATTTTATCAAAAGTTACACTAGTGTCTGTTATTTTAGCAGCGGTTGCTGTGCAAGTACCTGTAGTAAACCATCCCATATATTGAACGCTATCACCAACTCTTCTTTTATAAAATTTAGCAGATGATATTGTACCAAATCCCTCAGTTGTTGGTGTAAATTCTGTCCAATCTGTTGACGGAGTTCCAGTAACTACACCTTTACTATTAGCTACAACAACATTATCAAATATAAAATCAAAATTCAAAGCACTAGTAGTTGTAAAATGTATATACAATCTATAGTTTGTACTAGTATTTGCGTTAGCTTGAAATTCTCCTTTATAACTTCCAGAACCATCAAATATATCTGGCGTTAAAGGAACTATAACATCGGCGTCTTGATCACTAATAAAAGCTTTAACATCATTATTTACATAGCTAAAATTAGAAGTTACTTGATATAAAAAACTTAAGAAATGTGGTTTACTAGCATATCCTCTAGGAACAACAAAGTCATAATAATAACCTTCACCTTGAACAGATGTTGATCCAGTTTTAGCAATTTTAAATGATGCTATACCATCTAAAACTTCACCAGCGGTTGTTGTTCTAGTTAAAGCTAAATTACCACTAGGTGCTCCTCCAGGAGTTATTTCTGGTGTTGCTGCTGATGTTGTGTTTTTATATGCTGTCCAACTAGTTGTATCATATAACGCTTTACTATTTCTAATATAACTATCTTCTAAGTATTGACTAGTAAAAGTAGTACCATTATATTGTAATAAATCATAAGCAGCAGGACTACCAACAACTAAATTATCAGTATCAATACTTTGAGTATTAATTGTTCCAAATATATATTTACCACCTACAGCTATCCATCTAGTAGTTCCACCATCGTTAGTACTTAATATAAAAGTATTATCATCAGTCTCAGAACTATTAGATTCATAACGATAGAATGATTCTGTTTCAACAACATAAATTAAATCAGGCTCAGAATAACCAGTAGCTGCTTCAGCTAATGCTACTGTTGTGAAAGTATCTAAACCTCCACCACCTCCACCCAATGATACCCAACTTGTGGTATCTAAATCATATCGCCAATATTCTTTAGCATAACTTCCTAATCCATCACTAGCCCATAACTGCATATCGACAGGATTTGATGGTGGATTGGTTGTTGGTTCAACTCGAATTCCTTTTTGATAAGTTCTAATACTCATTTTTTCTCCTTTTTTATATCAGTTTCACAGGAAGTGGAGTACTTCATTGGTTTATACCAAAGGTTATTCCTGATATTTATTACTTTTTCTTAAATTATCTATAGCAAATAATGGTTGTAAATTAGTATAGTGAAAACATTTCTTCTGTTCTTCTTCATTTGTTAAATCAAATTTACTAATTGGTTTAATATGATCTATATGCCAAACTATTCCTCTATTTTCCCATGTCATCCCTTCCTTAAATTGTTTTTCTAAATATATTTTTAATTCTTCAATTGTACATCCAACCAATTCCATAGTTTTTTTATATTTTCTAGTACCTTTTAAAACTTTATTTATTTTTGTACGAATTAACCACATAAATCTATATTCAGGATCAGAATGATATCTTTGGTTAACATATCTTCTCTTATAATCTCTAACCTTCTCTATATTATTTAATCGCCAATTTTTATTTCTTATTTTTATTTTATCTTTATTTTTTAAATATCTCTCATGACTTTTAATCTTTTTTTCTTCTTCAGTCAATTTAATTTTTTCTTTTTTTGGTTTTCTATTTTTTTCTAAATAAATTTTCCTTTCTATTTTTCTACATTCTTTACAATCATTTCTTAAACCATCTTTGGATGAAGTTTTTTTACCAAATTCATTTAACTCTTTATCTTTTTTACATTTTGTACAAATTTTTCCCATTTTTATCTCTTAATCCAAATATATACTAGTAGCAAAATATTTAATAAATGCAGAACTAAATCCGGCAAAGTTCGGACTTGAATAAGTTACTTGACCAGCAGACACATCAAATGTAATTCCTGATACATCACCAGAATGGTTGGCATCTAAAACCCATGTACCATTTTTATTAACTAAATTTAATTTAAACATTTGATAATAATCAACAGTAGCATCAACGAAAACATATGCTAGTATTTCAACACAATGAGTATCAACATGAAAATTCATACCTAATACGTTAGTGTTTGTTTGATTATTTTGTAAATTAGCTACTCCAGTTTTTTGTTTTGCATATTTCCAAGTTTGTGTTCCTGAGATTTCTGGATTAGTATAAGTTTTATTTGTTAATTCTTGAGTATCACTTGTTCCTACAATACTTCCTGTTACACCATGAACACCACTTGAAGGATCATCAACTTCAGCACCGTGTTCAAAGTTAGTAAAAGTATTATTATCAGCATCCATAGTTTTATTTGTTAAAGTTTGGTTATCATCTTTACCAACTATGTCTGAGGTAGTTCCATGTGTTGTTGTATCTAAAATGTGATTATTCAAATCACTTGCAACAGTTCCAGTATTACCAGATACTGTAGCAATTGCTGCATCTAAATCATCTAACACATCTTGTACGTTAGAAGAATTACTATATGTAAATTCATCTATTGTACTTATAGCTGAAGCATCATGAGCATCTGTTACATTAGTTATGTGATTGCTTAAATTAGTTCCAACGGTACTTACAGCACCTTCAGCGGTTTCTAACCTTCCCTCAACCTCATCTATAGCATCTTGTACATCGGTCGCTACAAGCCCAGAAACAGCGTTATCGTAGGTTATCTCACTAGCTTGGTCATGATTAGCAATAGCATCGTTGATCGCTTTATAGATACAAGCGGACGTTGCTATATGGGTTTCATTGTTAATCAACCCTGTCGTTGCTGTATCCAATATACTACTCTTTATATTTGTAGTATTTATATTACTAATTGTGCTGTTATCAGCATTTATAGTTTTGTTAGTTAATGTTTGGTTATCGTCTTTACCAACAATATCACTAGTTACACCATGTGTTGTCTTATCTAATTCATGATTTGAAAGATCTGTTGCTACGTTACCTATGTTTGTTTCTGCTGTACCTAGTCTTCCTTCAACTTCATCTATTGCAGCTTGAACATCTGTGGCTACTAATCCAGAAACTGCATTATCATAAGATATTTCACTAGCTTGATCTTTTGTTGCAATAGCATCAGCTAAAGCTTTGTAAATAGAAGCTGATGTTGCTAAATGTGTTTCGTTGTTGATTAGACCTGTTGTTGCTGTGTCTAATATTGAAGTCTTTATGTTTGTGGTATTTATGTTAGTTATTGTACTAGTATCAGCATTTATTGTTTTATTTGTTAGTGTTTGAGTTTGTGTATCGGTAATTATTTCTCTATCAGCACCATTTATATGTACTTTTATCTTTTCATTATTTTGATTATAAAGATTACCTTCAGAAGATTTATCATATGTTCTAGACGTTAGTTCTTTAACTAATATAATACCTTTAATCCATGCCCATGCTTTTTTCATTATGTAATTCCTTTAAATGTATTATACTGAAATTATTGATTTGGCAAAAAACTTTAATAAAGAAGCGTGAGATCCAACTTCTCCACTTAAAACTTCTGGATTATAGGTTATTGTACCAGAAGAATTTATATCAAATTCAACCTTAGCATCACCTAATCTTCTTTGGGCTAATACCCAACCTTGAAGTGAGTAGTTTCCAGAAAGGACACCACTCTCTACTAATTCAATATCAAACTTACCACCAACATCAGAACCATTAAATGTTGAAAGAATACTAAAAGATGTTGCATTTATTCTAGTAATAACAAATGTACTGTCTATGTTTGAAGTATCTGTTATTGTTACAGTATCACCGTTGTTTAGATTGTGATTATATGAAAGTACCACAATTGTGGTAACTCCATTACCAGTATAGGAAGTTATTTCTTTAGTAATCCGTCTTGATATGTTATATGGAGCTTCAAATGATCTAACTGTTGAAGAATTGAAATGGAATGTTATTATTTCTTTAGCTCCAGAAGTATTTAGTATTGTTTCTGAAGTTTCAATAATGTCATCTGGACCTTGGAGTGTATTTAATGCATCAATAATTGCATTTATTATATCAGCTTGTTCCTCACCCCAAGGAGCATTCTCACCTTGAAGTGGTAGGTTATAAGTCTTATTATTAATATATACGATTTTAGACATTTGTTTTCCTTGATGTTATTATATACATTAATACTTGATAAGATTAAATAAATACTGGAAATTAGATAAAAAAAAGGGAGAGCAGAACGCCCCCCCCCCCCCCCCCCCCCTAAAGGTAGGATAACTGTTTGTTATAATTAGTTAACGATACCAGTGAATACGATATTGCGTCCTAAAGCATTACAGAAAATTGCTAAGTCACAATAAGTACGATATTCAATACCGTTTTGATTTTCAAGAACAATTAACATTTCTTCATTTTTTCCTGGAAGATTGAAAGTAATATCAGAAGATCCAACTCTTTCAAAAGATTCAAGGTCAAGTCCGAAAGCTATTCCTTCTTTAACATAAGTACAGCTAATGATTTCAATCAAACCATTTTGGCTATGAAATACGATAGTTTGTGAACCATTCTCATATTTCTTGACATCATAAGACTCATCAAATAGTCTTTTTGCTGTTTGTTCATTTAACAAATCAGACCATGTTTTAGGATTAACGAAAAGAGAAATCTTTCCTTCAAGTCCTTTAGCTACTGCATCAGCAATACCATCAGAAATTTTTTCGAATGATAAAGCTCCACCTACTGGATAAACGTTACCTGTCCATAAGCTGTAATCAGTAGAAACACCAAAAATGTTACCAGTAGTAGTTGTTAACATTTTATAGATACCCATAAATTCGTTACCCTTAGCACCATGCTCATAAATAACTAGTTCATCACCAGCTAATTTAGAAGCTTTCAAAGTAGCTAAGTTATCACCTACAGCAGAAGCCATATCAACATAAAGTCTTTTGTTTCTGATATCAACTTTAGTAATTTTGATAATAGTAGTGTTCATTGCTGAATCAGTTAGATTATAAATATCTAACTTCATTTTCTCACCACCAACCCAAATTCCAGGTGCCCATTCAGCTACTGTAATATCAAAATAAGCAGAAGCATCATCAACAACACTTATAGTAGCCAATCCAGATTGACCATAGAAACATTGGTATTCATGCTTCTTATAAGTTGAATTTAAAAGGTTACGAACAACATGTTTTGTTGCTTTACCGTAAGCAGCAGCATCATTAATGGAACGTGAAATAGCTGCGAATGATAATTGGGCTTTCAATATCATTTCACAACCTTTTACTGTTGCTTCTTTAGTAGCTCCTGAAATTGCATCTTTTAAAGTTACAATTTCTCCAGAATCACCGTTGTAAGAAACTCCGTGCTCTAACATATTGTTATTACTAGCTTTTGATGCTAGTAAGTTTGAGTAATCAAACTCTCAGTTTTATCTATTTTATAACTGAGATCAGAAACAACTTGAATTTTATAAAGCATATCAGGATGAATATAATCTTTTATTAAATTAATAAATCTTTCTTTATCTTCTTTTTTTCCAATTCTAATATAAGGATAAAAATTATGTTCAAGATATACTTTACTATGAATATTAAATTTTTCTAATAATAAATTAGAAAGTTTAATAACATCTTCTTTTGGAAATCCACCTAAAGAAAATTTAAAAGCTTTTAGTTTTCCTTTATGACTTTCTTTTGAACCATCGTCCATAAAAAGTATAGCTAAAGAAATTTCATTAAAATGTTTTAGAACATAATCAGTTATTCTTTTTTTACCATCAACAATCATTCTATAATATAAAGAAGTAAATTTATGATGTACAGTTGTCCAAAATCTATAAAAATTTTGTCTTTTTCCCGAAGGTGATGTCATAGATTTAGCTAAACACATTTTACTTCCAACACCATATTCTGTTGATATCAAATCTAATTTCCATTTACCATAATCTTTTTGTTTCTCACAATGACCAAAAAGTATATGTTTATTTTTTTTTCCAGCAAAAGAAGAATCTCCTAACAATGTCCCTATTAAAAACGCTTTTTTATTTTTCTTTAATTCCAACATTCGAACTCCCTATTGGGTTTCTTTTATTTTTTCAAGTTGACTTTCGCATCTTCTTTCGAAGTCCTTTCGTTAAGTCGTTCAGGCTGGTTTTACCCTTGCCCCTTGTTACCTTTATTATATTATAGAAAGGCTTCCAAGTCAATTAGAAAGGATTTTACTTGGGCTTAGATTGCACTATCTATTGTTAACCCAAATTAATCGTATTCTTGTATTCCAATCCCATTCTTTTATTAGGTGATACGAAAGGTATCATCTTAGAAATCTTAACACCTTCTGGTATTAAATCAGTTAATTCGCCATAAATGGATTTATGAAAACCATTTAGAGCTGCCATATCATTATGATTATAAGACATATAGAAACTCCTTAATTTATTTAAAAAATATCATTTATAGACTACCTATAAATGAAAAACCTACTTTGTTTGTTAATTACTCTTTTTCTATTTCTGGTATTTCATAATCCATCGTTGGGTATATGAAAATCATAATAAATACTAAAATAATAACCCACATAAGTACTTGATAATTATGTTGTACTAAGATAACAAAGGGTTACCTATTAGCTAGGTAACCTGTTTAAATTATTATATTTTACTCCAAAAATCTTTTTGTTCTATCGTTTTAAATTTTCGGTCAATAACTTCTTTATTTGGTTTACTTCCAGTATCCTTTATACTATTACTAGTTGGTGGTGCTTCTTTTTTAACTGGTTCAGCTTTCTTTCTTTTCTTTATTATTTGTCCAACTTTATCTTCACCCAACAATTTTTCAATAACTTCTAAAGGCATTACACTAGCTATCGATTTGATTTCATTTAGTATTTGATCTTTAACCAAAGGAACGATATCATTAAAACTAACATCAATATTATTCTTCAATGCTATTCTCATATATCCAGTCATTCTATTAATAATCTCAGGATTCATTGGTAATTGATTCTTTTCAATAGCAGCCATCAAATCTCTTTGATATTCAGCAGCATATCTATCTTGTAGTGCTTTCATTTCAATTTCTTCAGCACGTTTTTTAGCTTTCTGTTCTTCTTCTTCCTTTTGTCTAAGCTTTTCTTGAAGTTCCATTAACTCTCTATCTTTTGGATCTAGTTGAGCTTTCTCTAATTTGTCATTCATTATCTTTTCAGAAAGTCCATCAATATCAATACCCATTTTACGTAAAGCATTAGCTGTATCTTTTTGTAAATAGTTAAAGAAGTCTTGTAAATCCTTTTGTACCTTAGCATCTTTCTTTTCTAGTTCAGCAGCTTTTTGTGCTCTTTTCTGTGACATTTCAGCAAGTTGAACCATTCTAATTAGTTCTTCTTCGTTAGCTAAGTCAATTTGTTTTTCAATTTCTTTACCATCAACTTTAATGTTTAACTTTTTTAAAGTTGACTTAACTGCGTCTTTCATTTCAGGACTAGCTTCTGCTGGTTGTTCTGGTGCAGCTTCAACATTACCTTCTTCTGGTTGTACAACAGCTTCTACATTTTCTGCTGGTGCTTCTTGTGATGGTTGTTCTTGTGTTACTTCAGCCATAAATTTTCCTTTGTTTACCATCCATATAGGATAGGTGTATTATTTTCTCCATCGATAGTGATAGGAGAATGACGAGTAAATCTTTCGAAAAACTCGTCAAAATGTATACTAACTATTTGATATATTTGTCATTCCTTCATTTGCTGTTAATGGTGCATTTTCAAAACCTTCAGGCATTCTTGGCTTTTGTAATGTTGTATCTTGTTGATTCAATGCCTGTTCTACTGGTGGTAGATTTTGGGGTGCTTCCATTTGTGATGGTGATGTTGTCTGTCCTGGATTTGGTTGGGTTATTGGTTGAACTATCGGTTGAATACCCATAGCTTGTAACAACATAGGATCTGTATTTTTCCAAGTTTGAATATGTTCATTGATATGAGTTAATACTAGATTAACTAACTCAGCATCAGATTTTAATATAGTATCATTCAATACACCTCTATGACATTGAATATGTTTGGGGTGATTTTCTATAGCTAATACAATAGGTTTTGTTCCCATTAAGAAACCTTCGTTTTCACCACGTATTAAAAATTCCTCTTTTACAATATCTTCTGTACCCATTTCTAATTTACCAGTATGTATAATTGTTATGTATTGTTCTGGGGTAAGTGTGCCATATTGAAGTAAATTATCAGCCATTTGTGCTCTACCAGCAAGTGTATTAGTTAAAGGATTTGCAACATCAACAATAACTCTATTTATAGAACGTAGGTCTTCTCCTTTAAATTCTTTCATATACGACCTTCCAGATTTACCAACAATAGCCGCAATTCTTGGAGAGTTAGCAAAATCTTGAAGTATTTCAATTAAACAAATACCGACATTTTCAATTAAGTAAATATATTCTTGTTGTAAACCCGACATAAATTGTATAGCATTAGTTTGTACCATAGCCAATGCTGATCCAGAACGTAAAGATGCTTCTGGATTTCCTCTAGCTGTTGAATTTATAGCCGATAGAGTTTCCATATCTTTAACATAACGATCCATTAAATTATACAATTCAGGAGCTGTTTTTGTTAAGTTTAAAGCTTCAGGTTTAGCACCACCTTGAGGGTTATAATCCATGATACTTAAACCATTAGCTAATTGTGTGACATCAATATTTGATCCACTAGGATTTAATATTGTTTGTACACCAAAAGCAACGTTGTTACTTAATGCTGCTGAATTTAAACTATTATGTGCGTCCTGTATTGATAGTAAATCAAATAAAGGACTATATCCTAATGGTGTTCCTAGTATTCTTCCTGGATAAATTGGGAATACAGGTATCCTCCTATATGGTAGTTCACCCTCATGGAGTATTGCTTCTTCAGAAACAAATAACATATATTTACCTTCAGGCATTGCCTCACTACGCCTGTGATAAAACTCTAACACAGATATATCATCAGTTTCATCTCCACTATATAAACCAACACGTACTCTTTTCGAATGATCTTTCGATTCTATAGCCATTATTTCTTTTTCTAAATGTGGATACTTAGCGATCAAGTCATATCTATTTTTAAATGATCTAGTTATAATCCAATCGAAATCTCTACCTTCTTTGGAAAGATCCATAACAACATCTAAAGCTGATAGAACATTAAATTCAACATCACCTTCATACTGTGGATCTGGTATTTCTACTTTCTCTCCATTTTCTTGTAGTTCTTTGTATTCTTGTATTTCTTTTTTATTAGTTACTTCACCTAACATACCATTCCAAGACATTTTCATCCAACCCAAAGATGTAGATAATGCATATTCACATGCCATCTTTAAGTATTCTTCTAGTTTCTTTTCTCTCATATAATAGTCAAGTAGACCATTTCCTAGATATGTCTGTGTAACCGATTTAAAGTCTGTATTTACTGCTCTACATTCCATTGCCGGTCTAGTTGATGTTGTCATAGTCAACATATGTCTAGCTATGTTTCTGAGATGATTAACTACTATCTGAGCTAGTTCTCCATCTTCACCAGCAAACGTAATTTGATGAGCTTCACCTATTGAATTATAGTATCCACCATAATATGCAGCATATAAATCTCTAAGTTTATCCATGAATCCACAAGAGTTAAGTGATCTATCCCATGATTCAATTTTAGATAACAAAGCTGAAGCACATTCTTTTGATTCTCTTGCTGCAAAATATTTATTATTTTCCATAAATCATCCTTAATTAAGAAAACAAAGGTTTTTGAAAAGTTAAACCCCAAGCCGTATATACATCATTACCGTCTATTTTTCCACTAACTAATAAACCACCTGTCATTATTATTTTTATTTTATATCTTTCACCGCGATAGAAATCAAATTCTATAGCACAAGTTAATTGTGATACATTTTGTAAAGTATCTTTATAGTCTAAAACAAACCATTCTTCATCAGATTCTTCACCAACTTTAAATATACTTAACGTTACTGTACTAACATCAAGTAAAGATTTTAATTTCATTTGTAAGTCTAATAAATATATACCATCTCTAGGTATAACAAATTCGTCATTATCTGAATCATAATTACCATCTAAATCCCAAAGTACTCTAGATGATGTTACTGCGGTCCAAGAAGTTGATATGTTTTGATCTGTACCATTTTTATCAACAGCTAATGAAGAATAAAAATCAAAAGGATTCATTCTATTCATATGTAGAATCGCCTTTTCATACGACAAATCTTCAACACCATCATTTAATATGACTGTACCATTTTCTAATCTAGTTAATACACTCTCACTAGATAATAATTTGAACCATTGGTTTGATGGTACATCATATGATTCACCAGAAGGAATATCACTATTTAATATTTGTATAGTCTCTTCTGTATTATTTTTAAGTATCTTTTTCATCATAATCATACTGGAACCCTCGAAACCCATAATGTTAAATCCATATCACTACAGTTAGTACCGTCATCTAAGTATTGAGCATATACAACACTACCAGCATCAAAAGTATAATCTAGACCATTAACAAATCCATATCCATCGTTTGGGCTATCAACATCTAATGTATAAAAAATAGTTCCAGTTTTAGAAACTGATCTAAATTGTACTCTAAAAGATACATTTATAGTTTGATTAGACCAACTTATTTCGTTTATTTTGGTTTTAACAGCAAATACACAAAATGGTGTGTTTGGTAGTAATTCTGTTGGACCTAACCAATTATTATTACCAACAATACCGTTATATACACCTCTTATTCCTGCTCTAGGAAATCCTTCACCATATTGTTTAGATTCTTCTATTGCAGACTGAGTATCTGTGGAATTGAATCCATTTGTTGAATTATCAAATGGTGTAGATTTTGCTACTTGAGTTGGGTGTGTACGATGTGTCATTATGCTACCTCTGTTATTCTAACATCAACAGTTCCAGTAGCTGTAATAACCCAAACCCTTAATTCTGGTCCAACTTCAAGTGGAAAAAATTGATTACTAAATATTTTAGTACCGTTAGATGTTGTAACACCATTACTATATCCGTAATAAATATCACCATTCAAAGGTTGAATTGTTATTATTTTACGTTCACTTAATGGAGTTGTATCATAAACAACTTCTTGTGCTGTTGTTGTAACACTCAAAGCTTTATTATAGCCAGGACCATCCAGTTGTGAAAAATTTCCAGACATAATTATATCCTATTCCCTTTTTTCATATTTTCTATAGCAGGAAGATATTGTAAATTCCAAGGAACATGTAGTCCAGTAATATTTTTACCTTTTATCGGTATTATATGATCAACATGATATCCTTTTGGACAATTTTTATATATTAATTTTAATTCTTCTTTTTGTTCTTTTGTTATCCATTTTGGTTGAACTTTTTTGTTTCTTCTACTATTTTCTCTTACTTTTGCTCTAGAATTATCTATATCTAAATAATATTCTCTTTTAGAACGTTCTCTACTTTTTTGATGTGTTAATTCTAAATCTTCATAATAATATTTTTTTTGCATTAATTCTTCCTAATTCGCATATTCTATCTTTATTTTTTCTATAATATTTTCTTCTTCTAGAATTAACGTTGTCTTTTGTTTCTCTTATTCTATCTATTTTACATTTTCTACAATATGAACTTCTTCCAGATTTTTTTGCTCTATCAATACAAAAATCTTCTATATTTTTTTCTTGTTTACATTTAGGACAGAACTTAGTTGTCATATATAATTATTCTACCTTACTTTCTTTAGATTTAATAATTCGTTTAACTTCTAAAATATTAGCATCTAATTTAGGTATAAATTTAGTTTGAATATAACTAAGTAATTTGAAATAGTCGATTATATCTTGTGTTTTGAAATGATTGAATTCTGCTTTTTTAGCTATTGTATTTATAAATTCAATAAACTTTTCTTTGTCTTCTTCATTGAAATAATTTTCCATATAAACTCCTTTTATATGAACAAGGGATTAGAGAGAGTATTTCTACTCTCCCTTCCTACTTGTTATTGAATTATGATAATTCCATGTGTCTAATTTCATGACCTAATGTTGCTGCTATCCATTGAACATCTACAGCAGCTCCTGCTCTTAGTTCCATAATGTTCGCTGGATCTAGTGGAAATCCGTTTGCTTGTGTAACTGAAGCACCACCAACAAATGCTCTTTTATTTGTATTATTAAAAATATATAAATACTTTCTATTAGCTAATGCTGATGCAACAACAGATTCTCTAGTATCTGCAACATCTAGAGTATTAACATCATTTGCAATAGCTGTGTTAGCTAAAGCTGCATCATTAACAACTATTGAAGAATTGATGATATTAACATCTAATCCAGTATCAGCACCAACAACAGTAGAAGTGATAGATGTTCCTGCTCCGTCTTTAGTCCAAGAAGATACACTATCAGTAGCAGCAGCTAAGTCTCTAATATCCAAATCTGAAGCATCTACTGTAATTGAATTACCACCATCACCAATAACCCAAGGATCTGTTCCTTGATAAGCTGTAACACTATCAGATGTATATACTAAATCTCTAATGTCTAAATCTGAAGCAGTTACTGCTATTGAAGAATTAGAAATATGAACATCTAATGCAATATCACTGTTTTCAGAAGTAGAAGTAAAATAATTAGTACCATCACCAAGTCTTACAGAATCTTCTGTATGATCTAAATCAACATCAATTTGAATATCACTAGAAGCAATGTTAACATCTAATGCATTACCGGTAGAAGTAATACCATTACCGGCACTATCAAATAAAGCCGATGCTGTATTCAACCATTCTTGAGAATTAATTGTTTGATGGTCAATTAACGTACCATCAGATGATCTTACATATGCACCAACGGAATCACTAGCTAATATAGTGTCAGCGTCGGTTACATCGAAAATTAGCTTTGTCTTCCAACCCATAAAACCTCCTAAAAATTGTTAAAATAATTATCTAGCTCCAACTAGATAATTCTATAGTATCATTTGCCTTGTTAGATCTAAAGTATACAACTATCGGAACAACTAATTTTAAATTATCTTCAGTCTTTAAATTTCCAGGACTTAATGTTGAAAATGTTGTTCCACTTTCACCAATCTGAAAAGACCATTGTATCTCTCCAAATTTCCTTGATTTCCATTCAAATCTTTTAGTACCCAAAGGTATTGTAAAACTATATTCTGTATTAGCTAGAGGTGCCGCTATATTTTGAGTTAAACCAGAATCAACTTCAATAGCTAAACTTATTTCACCTTGAATACGTACAGCAGTATTACCATCACCATCGGTGGTAAACTTTTCAGACTCCTTTCTGTGAAGCCAGTTATTTAAATGATTGAAAACTCCCTTCACAACAAATCCTTCCTAGATTATTTTTTCAATAGAAGATATTAATTTAGTAACTACATCATAATGTATTCTAACTTTCGCTACTAACCCTCCGATTTCTCCTATTTGTACAGATTTAATCATTCCATGTTCAGTATTAACATCTGTAGTTATTGTTGCTACACCATATGTATTATTCTTTATTGTTACTTCATTCGTTCTATATGTAGCAATAAAATAATCTAATATATCTATAGCATTATTTGTTTTTTCAGCAATAGTGTTCTCATTATCACTTGATAAAATATTAACAATAATTGGTATACTACCTAGAGGTGATGGATCAACACCTAATCCATCTAAATTATACCAAACGTGAAATTTAAACTCATCATTTGTTGTATATAAAAAAAAGTATTTATTATTAAGAGTGTTTAAACCTTTTTGTGATGATATACCTAAACCACTTGTACCATTTGTTGCATCTGGTTTATCACCAACACTATTACTAGCTATAGTTGTCATACACCCAATATTAAGTGATGTAAATTCACTATCTAAATTCATAACTTCTTTTAATCTAGAAGCTAATAAATTAGAATTATCTGATGAATATATAACAACTTCTAAATCTCTTAAAGCTCCAGTAACTGGATGTATTGATGTACCATTAAGATTAAACCATACACCAACAGATCCAACATCATCATATATTATGAAATATTTACCATCTAAATTTATACCAGTTTTACCATTAAAAGTAACTGTAGTAATTTCGCTTCTACCATCTGGTGTTCCTCTACATGAAATTAAAGTTTCATGAGCAATACCTTCACCATAAAAATTAATATATTCAACTTCAAACGTTCCATCACTCATATCTTTATATTCATAACTAACTTTAACGTAACGTTTAGGAACAAAGTCATTGGCTAATATAACATCAAACGCTCTTTGTGTGTCGTTAAATGCAGTTTGAAGTGTTTGTCCTGGATCTAATACTGACAAACTATTTGGACTATTTTTAGAAAACATATATTATATTCCAATAACATTAGTTGTTTAATTTAAACTACATTAATACTTGATAATCATCTACGACGCTTAACTGTGAAAATGTCACGAATACTCTGTTGAACGTCCGTAAGTTGTTGTTTTTGTTTAGGAGAGTAGAATCCACCTTTAGGTAAATCGTAATCTTTAGGGTATGGATTTTTATGATAGTTGATGTTACGTATCAAATAAATCAATGCATCTAAACAGTCAAAATGTGAACCATCAGCAGCTTTCTCATATTTAGTTCTTGCTTTATTCCAAGTAGCATTCATTAAATGAAATATTAGGTTTATACATCTAGGATTTATCTTTAGTTTTTTACCAGAAACTTTCATACGTAAAGCGTTTATTTGTGCGTTTTTATCATCTTTTCTAGTTGGTATAAACGATAAGTTGTGTAAGTTATTAAAGTCTACGATAATTTGCCAACTAGTATCACATATCCTTGACTCTGGTAATTTGTCACCCCAAAGCATCTTTTCCTTTAATTTAATAGCATCAGCCATATCAATAGTTGTATATTCTTTACCATTGAATACTAATTCATCTTCAACAACAATTTCATCATTTCTAAAATCATAATACGCAAACAAAAAAGCTGTCCAATCTAGTATACCAAAGTCACCAGAAGTATAACATGTATAGTGTGCTGGTCGTTTCCATGTTTGTATTATGTCTTTCATTTTTTCATCAGTAGCTTCTGGTATAACTAATGAATTTGTGTCAGCTAATAATTTACATAAGTATTCTCTTTTAAAATCTATAGAATCTTTACCACCAACAGCATTAGCCATTTCTTCTATTTCATATCCTTTAAATCTAGGACAATCATATATAGTTCTTCTGGTATATGCTTTTTTATAGTCAGCTTCTTTAATATATTTATTAAATGTATGTGCTGCTGAAGATGGTGGAGTTGAAATCATGATTGTTAATCTACGCTTAGACGTATTCATAGTTGGAAATAATACAGATTTATAATAGTAGTCAAATTCAGATGAATCCATAAATCCACACTCATCCATGAATACCCTATCAAATCTTTGACCTCTAGCATTTTCAATATTACCAGAGTCTGTACCAATACAATGAATTTCAGAACCATTATCAAATACGAATACGTTTTCTTGAGTATTAAATTTAGGTCTTAATTCTTTAGGACAATCTATACATATTTCATTGAAACGAGATTTAATTAATTTTCTAGCTTGATTCTGTCTAGGTAAAACGTAAGCTATTTTAAAGTTGGGATTACGAATACATTCTTCGATTGCTAATAAAGAAATTAGGAAAGAGTTATGAGTTACCAATCCATCACCAGTAAGATATAAATGTGTATCATTATCAACAGTAATATCCCAACATTGTTCCATTCTTCTATTTTCTTTTCTAACACTAACAGAATCTGTCACACCATTTACAACAGTTACTATTTTATCATACTCATTAAAATCTTTTAGTGGTTTCTCCAAAAGATTACCTTCACCATTTTTAACTAACCAGTAATGTTCATCAGTACAACCAGCTAAAACTTTACCATTACCAACTAAATCAAATACTTCTTCAACACCACAATCTATTTTATCAACAACTTTAGTTGGACTTACACTACCGTCTTTATTATATCCATAAATAATATCACCAATATTAATATCTTTGATTAACTTTGGTCCAGTTTCTGTGATGACGTAAGTACTTGAATTTATTGACTTTCCAGTTTGTCTTGAGAGGCACCATACTAACAAATTATTCTTAGTAGTATGGTAATTTTCATATAAACTTTTCTGATTACTATCCAACTTCCAATGAAGTACTCCTCTTTTCCACAATTTAACAGCAGCTTCTCTTTGTAATCTCTGTTTTTTAGCATCAGGTTTAGTTGTACCTTTAGGTCTACCTCTAGGTACAATCTTGACTAAATCTTCTTCAGTATTTATTATTTTACTATCAACAACAGGTTCTTTATCCTCAACAACTTCTTCTATGATAGTTTTATCTCCACTATTCATCATCTTCACCTGAAACTATGCGCAATAAATCAGCAGTAGCTTCTTGTTTATCTTCCTTGGATAGTTTAGGAAGCTTATCACCATTCTTTAAAGCTACATATGCTTTTATAAGTACGTCAAATTTACGCAAATCAGCCCCTTCTAAGCGTTCTCCTTGCATGACTATACCATCATGCATCCTTTTGAATTCAACCTCAATAATCTCCATTTGGTGGCTTCTACGAGCCAGTATACCTTCTTCCTGCTTTGGTTGAATTGATGGAACACTACTATTTTTTAGTAACTCTTCTAAATGTTTGACTTTCTCTTCTAAGTCATCAATATAATTCTTTGCTTCAAAAAGCATATTACATGCTTTCTCAGCAAATTCCTTAGAATTCATTTCATTTTTCAATTGCTCTAGATTTAGTATATTTAATGTATCCATATCTATTTTCTCTTCGATTGTTGAAACTCTAGATTAACTCTAGCTAGTTTACTTTTAATATCGTTTATCTCTTCTCTAGTACTTTCTTTAAAGTCTTCTTCAGTTTCTATCTTACGTTTATTATCCATCCAATAAATAAAACAATAAACACCACCTAACACTAAAAGATTAGCTGCTGTTTGTAATGTTGGTTGAATCAATAGTAATTTAATAACAAAGAGTACATAGACACTTAAAAGATAGTGTTTGAAACTAGATAAAAATAACCATATCCGTTTTAAATAATTCATAAAACTCCTTTTTTATGATATAATAGGGTATCGGTAGTTTCGTTAACGGCTTGTATGTGTTAAACACTATGTCAATATAGACCTTCCGACTTGACACTACGTAACCCTACAATAACACTTGATAATCAAATAATAGTTTAAAAAATAGTTGTTAGTACTCTTTACAAACCAAGAAAAATATGATACAATAGGAAACAACAGTAGGACGTTAGGTAGTGTTACATCAGTCTTTTCTTGCGTTTAACTATGTATAACCTTTCGTAGCAAAAAGCGGAGAAAGGTTGTGTTAAACAATGTAATAAACCTTAGACAAATGGCACGGATAAGTTTAATTAAAATAATTTATTATTTCTCTTGATTTCTAATTATAGATATGGTATAATATAGGTATTAACAATAATAAAGGAGTAACTATGAAGTTAGAGTTTACTATAGATGAGAAGCAATATCTTAACATGGTAATAAAAGATGCAATACAAGGAGCTAAGAATAACAAAGCAAGGAATACTGTTAGATATGGTAACAAAGTATTAGCTAAGTTTGACCATAATAATGTCTATAGTGAGTTAAAGTTAAAGGAATTAGATATACTAGCTAAATTGGTAACTAGTTCTGTTGAAACTCTAGATAAACTATCTCAAGATGACAAACTAAAGGATAAGTTAGATATTATAAGTACTAACTTAAAGTTTGCAAAGCAATTCTCTATTAAACTTAACCAACTATATGTTGAACATGCTAATAGATGTTATTTACTTGATAATACTGAGAAACGTAGCTAGGATTATATATGTCATATTTTGATTCAAATGGATTGCTTAACAGTATAGATAACGAAGATGGTGGAGAAAATAGTATGTTATACACATTTGAGTATATACTACTATTTAAGTTATGTTATGGATTTAATTGTCATGAATACTTAACATTTACTGAAGCTATGGATAAATGTGAACTAAGTAAAGGTGTGTTTAAACAACATCCAACAAATATAGATTCAATGAGTCATGATAACTTAACATCTATGGTATGTTATTCTAAATTATTTAATAAGAAATACCATAAAGATATTTGGGATGAAATAAAGAGACAAGGATACTTTAAATATGATAACCAGACACCAGATAAACCGACTAAATGGTTACACCCTAGAGATACAATATACTATGGTATACTAAACAATAATGTTATATGTTATATGTTTATACCAATACTATTTATTATGATGTTAGTTAGTATGTTTGAAGAAAAAGAATCTACTTGTGGTAAGATACTATGGTTTATTAGAATATATAGTTCAAACAATTTATTTTTTAAATTGTTTTTTAAACCAATATATGATATAATACTAAGAGTACAGTATGGAAAGAATCCATTACAACAATTATTTAGTATTTACTTTAAGGAAGTTAATCATCCAATACACTATTTAACAAGGGTTTATTATGAACGATGATAAAGATTTTATACTAGAATTAGAGAAGAAACTAAAAGAAGCTCAGAAAGAAAATGGTATATATTCATCTTTTGATGAGTGGTATGAAGTAAATAAAGCTAGAGTGAACTGTATTGAAGCTTATGTTAACAATGAAGATTTAGTACGTATAGGTTGGGAAGCTAGAACTGAGGAAGTACATTCACTTAAAATGAAATATAATCAATTACTAAATCATGTTGGTGGTAAGGAGATAATTGAAGGTATTGTTAGTCTTCCTATTCCAGTAAAGGAAATAGATGTTGTAATATCAACATTGTTTAAAGTTGTTGGAGCATTAATTGTTGTTTTTGGGATATATTACTTCATATGAGAGTATTACTAGGAACAACAATAACTAATTACTTCTTTAAAAAATCAGATATGAAAGAAAATATGAATCATATCTTTTATTGTGATTTTGAAAGCATTGAAGAAGTTGAAAATTTTATACATAATTCATATAATAATAGATTATTAATATTACTAAATCCAAATGGAGAACAAGATGACGAAAGAAGCGAAAGGGAATCTGATTTGTGTTAAGTGTGGTAAAAAAACATATAGAAATCATAGAGGTGTTGGTTTGTGTAGAGATTGTCAACCTTACATTAGAGATATGAGAGATATGTTTGTTGACGAAGCTCTTACTATTGAAAAAAATGGTGAAAAGGAAAGATTGAATGTGAAAGTAACAGGCACACTCAATACATCATTGATTGTTAATTTTCTTATCAGTAATAAAAAACCTGAAGATGAATTTGTTGAGTTTAAAAAGAAAAAAGAAGAAGCAATTTTATTAAGTAAAACTATGGATAAGAAAAAATAATGAAATTAGCTATATGCGGATCTAGAACTATAACATTAAGTCCAGAAGAATTACATACTTATATTAATAAATTATATTCAGAAAGATTCTTAGATCCATATGCTGAAGATTTTATAAAAATAGTAAGTGGTGGAGCTAAGGGTGTAGATTTGTCTGCAAAAATATATAGTGAATTATATAATATTGATTATATTGAATATCTTCCTGATTGGGATAAATTTGGTAAATCTGCTGGATATATTAGAAATAAGGAAATAGCTAAATGTGCAGATAAATTATTATTAATATGGGATGGTAGGAGTAGAGGTTCGAATATTACAAAAACATTATTTGAAAAATTAAATAAACCTATATATCAAATAGTTTTGGAGAAAGTATGAAATTAGAATTTAAAAAATTAAATAGAGATGCTATAATTCCTTCGTATGGTCGTGATGGTGATTCTGGTTTTGATTTTAGTTCTGTTATATCTAGAAGGATAACAATACAACCAGGAGAGACTATGTTAATTCCAACAGGTTTAAGTGTAAATATACCAGAAAATTATGAGATACAGATTCGACCAAGAAGTGGTCTTACGTTAAACACTAAACTAAGAATAGCTAATAGTCCTGGAACAATTGATTCGAACTTTTTGGGTGAAATATGTATTATTGTTGATAACATAAGTCAAACACAAACTGAGTATATAAATTTTGGGGATAGGATAGCACAAGGGGTCTTATGTAAAGTTACTAAAGCTAACATTGAAGAAGTTGAAATAATAACAAAAGAAACCAATAGAGGTACTAATGGTTTCGGTAGTAGTGGAGTATAAAAAATGTTTGAAAAAATTATTTATTATTATCTAACGTTAGTTGATATACCTAATATATTTAATATTTATAATAAACCTTACGTTGAACAGAACGTTAGAACATATACATTTTTCGAACTTACTGATGTAGAAAATTATAGTGATGAGTATTTAAATAAACAGTTATTTTTTCTAGTACACCTAAATGATCCAGAATTTGTATATAACTATGATGAATATTTGTTAACTATATTAAACGAAATAGAATATAGAAAGATAATTAACTCTTGACTGTTTTTAAAAGCTATGTTATAATTAGATATTCTCAGAAAAGCCTCCTTCTGAGATAGACAAGGAAGTCGATAGTATCCTCTTATATGGTAGATAAAGAAATGAATTTTTTATCTATCCTTTTATAAAGAGAATTATATGGGTAATTTAATTACATTGGAAGAGTTTAAAAAACTATTAGATAATAAAAAATATTTATTATCTGATAAATCAACAAATAAAATTCCTGCGGTTGTTCTAGATATAGATGATTGCCTACTAAATTTTATAGTAACTCTAATACTTCTTTTTAATAAAATAAATAACACAAATATAAACACAAACCAAATCATAGAATGGAATTTTGAAAGTATCTTACTGAAAGACGATATTAATAATAGTTTTATACAAGGTAAAGATATTCGAAATTTTATGAAAAGCTATGAAAAAGAAATTTTAACTTTATTGACACCTCTTCAATATGTTAACGACACATTAAATATAATTAACAAATTAGGTTATAAAATAATACTTTTAACAGCAAGAGATAAAAAACATACAAAAACCACAAGGTTTAATCTATCACATAATGGTATTTTATACGATAAAATTATTTTTAATTCGAACAAAAAGGAAATAATTAAACAATTATCAAAAAAATACAATATAGAATTATATATCGATGATAATGTTAATAATATAGTTAACGTTAATAGTCTAGGTTTAGTTAAAAATATATGTATGGTAAATCAAGCTCATAATATATATAAAAATATACCAAATAACATTAAAAGAATTGATGGTATATATGAAACAATTTCTTTATTAAAAGAAATAGATTAGAAGGATATAAATGAAAATAAACATAAATCATTATAGAACAGGTAAGAAAATATTAGAAAACTATTTAAAAATGTTTCCTAATACTGAAAAATCACAACTACTAGCTGAATTTTCAGCAACTCAAGGAGTACCATTATTGATATGTTATTACTTTCTAGGTGAATTACAAGGGTTTGATGATTTTATACGTAATAAGATTATAGAATATAAGAAATACTACGATATTGATATGATGGAAGGAGAAACTTATGAATAATCTAGATACTAATATAATATATGTAACAAAAACTAAAGATTATACTATGTTATATGCTAAAATTACAGCTATTGGTAAACATAATGTTTGTTATGATAGATGTAAAGATTTAAATGATCTAAACTCTGGATTAGCTATGGAAGAATGTTCTAGTATAGATGATTTTAGGTCTTTTTTTGAAGAATATAAAGAAAAGCCTAAAAAAGTAACATTATATCGTTATTTATATGATGGGGCTGGTGGAATACTTCATTTAAGTGAGTGGAGTAGTGAAAAAAAAGAAAAACAAACATGGATACTTATGGAATTTACTAAAGAAATAGATTTAGAATAAGGAATACAACAATGAGTAAAAAACTAAAGCCTGAAGTAACTGATCCTACAACAAAACTAATATTATCTATACAAGATGTTGGTTGGGGTTTTATTGTACCAGCTGCTAGTGATAAAGATGATGTGATAAATGGTATGTTAATTGGTAATAATGAATTTTTAGATTTAGTACATAGTTATTTACCAGAAAACTTCGCTCAGATTCTTAAAGAGAAAATGGAAAAGAAAGGATAATTATGATAACACTTAAAGAGGTTATTGGAGATATAGATTTCGATGAATTAGACGAACAGATACAAGATAATATAATAGATCTTCTGGATAAAATTAACATAATTAGAAAAGCTTGGAATAAACCAATGATTGTTACATCAGGGTTTAGAACTATGGAAGATCATATAAGAGTATATAGAGAAAAAGGAATAACTGATGTAACTAAAATACCTATGAAATCGTTACATTTAACAGGAAAAGCTATTGACATATATGATCCAAATTTTGAGTTAACAGATTGGTGTAAATTAAATAATAGTAAAATACTAAAAGAAGTGGGGTTATGGTGTGAAGATGATAAGTCAGTAAAAAGATTACATTTTCAAACGAGTCCTCCTCGTAGTGGTAGTCGATGGTTTAAACCTTAAAGGAGTTAATATGGAATTTATAAGAAATATACAAGCTAATATTATTGTTTTTTATGAAACGGTTAAAAGATTTTTCTATTATGGTTGGAAACTAAGAAAGAATGGAGATTGGGATTATAATTACTTATATAAGATCATACATCTTAAGATTTGTAATATAGAAAAAGCTATAAAAAATGATAAACTACATAGTTGGTCTAAACGAGATTTTAGAGATCTTAAAATAGCTAAGAATTGTTTAGATAGACTAATAAACGACAGATATACAGTATATAGTAATGAAGATAGATATCTTGAAAGAAAAGTACATCCTGAATTTGGTATAGTTTATAGTATTAAACCTGATAAACTTAAATTTTATAAAAAATCTTTAGAAAAAGAACAATATCTACGTAATCAAGATATGGATATGTTTTGTAAGATACTAAAAGAAAGAAGTACCCGATGGTGGATATAATACTATGTTAAAGTATATAGTAAACAAAGATACTATAAATCTATGTAAACAGTTTGCTTTAGATTCAGTAGAAAGTAGCTTAGATGAATATTCAAAACGCAATCAATCAAACAAAGAATTAATCATTCAACAAATATTTGAAGGTAAGGTAGCAGAATTTGCTGTGTATCAATATTACAAAGATAGACAACTTGATTGTACTTTACCTGATATATCAATTTATACCAAAAGAAAAAAGTCATTCTCATCAGATTTACAAGTAGGTATGTATCATATACATGTTAAATCACAAAATTTAAGTTCACAAAGAAGATATGGTAAGTCTTGGTTATTTCAAGCTAAAGATCCTTTGTTTAAAAAAGCTACAGAATACGATATATGTGTGTTCTGTACTGTTGATGAAAACGTTGTAACTATTGAATTAAAGGATCAATTTGTTAATCTTACATTTTCAGAACCTAAATTAGATAAATTAAAAGGAAATAAAAAAGCTTTTTATCTTGACTAAAATTTAAAATTAGTTTATACTTTATAAATAACGACGATGCTCAGGTAGCTCCTGACTGATCTATGGGATAACGGTTAGCCATAGTAAGAATAACAAAAATCCGTTACAATTAAAGGATATATATGTTTTTAATTATTTTTTGGTTAGGAGCAGCTACTACAGTTACAGCTATTGGAATTGATAGTGATTGGAAGTTTGAGTTAAATGGTATAAAATTATATAAAGAAGAAAGAGCAATAAAGGAGTAATTTTATGAAAAAAGCGATTTTAATTAGTGATAATACATCGATAAATAGAGTTAAAAAAATTTTTAAAAATATAAAGAACATTACAAATGATATTGATACGTTGCGTGGTGAAAAATATGATGAAATTATAATCGTTGATGGTACAAATATAAAAAATTTTGAATATATTATGGACACATTAAAATCTATTTCTGATAAAATAACATTTTATATATAGAGGAATATATGATACTATACGATGTAGTCAAAAAAGAACTAATAAAATTTAAAGCTGTTACTGATGATAATGGTAATGAAATCTTTGTAGAAAACATATTCGAACAAGATGGAACACTATACTCAAATAAAGAACAAGCAATAAAAGAACTAACTAGAATTACTGAAGAACATGAAAAAAACTTAAAAGATACTGGTGATTGGTACTTATTACTTAATCCTCAACAGCTTCAACAAGGTTATCACTATACATACGATACAGGTAATGAAGTAATTGAATTCTTTATTCTTGAAAGAGAAATAGATATAAAACTTTGTTCCTGTCCCCGTCCTTCTGATGATAATGATGGTATGATACAATTTGATTAATGGAGATATATGACGAAGATTTTAAACCTTCTTAAACAAAGAATAGAAGTACATTTAAGTGGTTTTAACGTAAGAGAGAAAGATATACCAGAGTTAACGAAACTTATATTAGAAGAAATAGAAGATTTACTGAAGGATAAGAAATGAAATATATAGACACTGAAAATGTTATAATTAAAAGTTGGTGTAATGAACCTGAAGAAAGTACTATAGAACAAGCTAAAAATCTAGCAAATCTTCCTTTTGTATTTAGACAAGTTTGTTTAATGCCAGACACACATATGGGTCATGGTATGCCTATTGGTGGAGTTTTAGCTACTAAAGGTGTTGTAATTCCAAACGCTGTTGGTGTTGATATTGGGTGTGGAATGTATTGTGTTAAAACCTCATTAAAAGTAAACGAAATAGATACTGAAACTATAAAAAAAATAATGACTATAATTAGAAAAAAAGTACCTGTAGGATTTGCTCACCACCAAAAAGAACAGCCATTACAATATATACCAAAAATTGACAATAATTTATTTTTTACTCATGAGTTATATATTATAAATAATGAATTTTCATCGGCTATGAAACAAGTTGGTACATTAGGTGGTGGTAATCATTTTATTGAAATTCAAAAAGGATCTGATGGTTATGTATATTTTATGATACATACAGGAAGTAGAAATTTAGGTAAAAAAGTATGTGATTATTATAATAAAATAGCTAGAGATATAAATGATAAATGGTTTTCTAAAGTACCTAAAGAATGGGATTTAGCGTTTTTACCATTGGATACAAGAGAAGCTAAACTATATATAAACGAAATGACATTTTGTTTAGAGTTTGCGTTTTTAAATAGAAAACTTATTGCCGAAAGAATAAAAGAATCGTTTTTAGATGTTATTTCTTGCTCTTTTACTGATGAAATTAATATACATCATAATTATGCAGCTATTGAACATCATTTTGATTCTAATGTTGTTGTACATAGAAAAGGAGCTACATCGGCTAGAGATGGTGAATTAGGATTAATACCAGGATCACAAGGAACATCTTCTTATATAGTTAGAGGAAAAGGAAACGTAGAATCGTTCATGAGTTGTTCACATGGTGCTGGTAGAAAACTTAGTAGAACAAAAGCTAGAAATGAATTAAATTTAGAAAATGAACAAAAGATTTTAAACGATAAAGGTATTATACATTCAATAAGAAATCAAGAAGATTTAGATGAAGCTAGTAATGCATATAAAGATATTGATATAGTAATGGAAGAACAAAAAGATTTGGTTGATATTTTAATAAAACTAGAACCTATGGGTGTAATCAAAGGATAAAAAATGAAACAACAAGTAACACAAAATTCTAATGGTATTGGATTTATAGGACTACTAACTATTGTATTTATTACGCTAAAACTATGTGGAGTCATAGCTTGGAGTTGGTGGTGGGTATTAAGTCCTATATTGTTATCAACAGGAATAGCTATTATTATACTTATTGTAATGTTCTTAATATTAATGTTAGCTAAATAAGGAATATACTATGAATGAAAAGAAAGAAATTAAAATAGAAGATTTAAGAATAGGTCAAGAAGTTTGGTATCTTGATATAATATATAAAGTTATGGGGTTGTATGGAAGAACTAACTCTATAACTATTTCAAATGGTTGTAATACATATTATGTTAAACCTTATGTGTTATCTTTAACTCCACCAAAGAAGAAGATAAAGAAAACTAAAACTTTATGGTTTAACATATATCCAGAGGATATAATATGTTTACATTCATCACAAGAATTCGCTAAAAGCGTTTCAAGTAATTGCTTAATAGCGACAATATCACAAACAATTGAATGGGAAGAAGATGAAAAATAAAGAAAAGTTTAACTGTGATAAATGTAAGAAAGCTACACAAGAACTATATGTATTAAATAATAACAATAGTTTAGTTGCTACTACCGATCCAAGAGATACTTGGATCTGCTACAAATGTGGAGCTGAACATATTAAAGACTTTGAGAAAAGCGTAGGAGCTGCTAGATGCTTTCTAGAAGCCTTAGGTTACATTCAAAGAGAAGATCAAGAAGAATAATAACATATTAACTAAGAACGCTGAATAAGCCTATTTCTGTGATCCTAGGAGCCTATTTTGAAAATATATCGATATAGCCTAAAAAAGATACCTCGTTCAATACTTGCTGAATTGATTATGATGGATGATCAATTTGAATATGCTAGATGGGATATAGATACATGGCATAGCTTAGGTATGGATTTTTATTTAAATCAAGATAAATACGATTTATTTTTAATAGAGAATTGGTATGGTTTTGTTATTGGTTATGCTTTCTTTAGAAAAGATCCAGAAAGCTATCATCTCATGAAAATGGCTATCGTATCCAAAGATCAGTCTAAAGGGTTAGGAACTAAGCTTTTTGAGTATGTTAAAAACTATTACAAAGGAAAGCATGAAACTTATAATATAACATTGGAAGTGAAAGAAGACAATGTCAAGGGTATTGGTTTATATAAAAAGACAGGATTTGAAGAATTGCAAAAACTTGAGAACTATTATGCTGAAAACATACATGGTATCAAAATGATACTAAAAGTTTAATTTCGTAATACTCAATAATTGGTTGCGTCTTTTTCCAATTATCTCTCCTAAGCCTCGATTCACTATCGTTCATTGTTCGGCTACTCCATCCAACGCTAAGCATCAAATAAACAGAGTTAGTCCTAATTATGCATTGCATTAATAAAAGCTAAGTTAAAAATATTTTTTGGCTATGTAATTTACACTTGACAACCTTCGGCTAATATTATATACTAATCAATATACTAAACAAAGAGGTGCTACATGACTCTAACACAATTTGAAGAATTTATGGACTATCTAGATAAGAACGATGAAGCTATGCCTACATCTATGTTATTGAAAGAACAAGAAATTATAAGTCTAAAAATAGATATGCTTACTCAAAACTACAATTCTTGGGCTGGACTTGTAAACATAACAAACAGTGAGATACTCTTTGTAAATACAACAATTTACAATAACGAGATACATAACACATATGATCAGGGTAACAATATGATGTTTACACCACATAAGCAAATACCAGACAGATTCTTAGAATATCCAAACCAACAAAGACCGACTGAATATAAACATAAGTGTAGCTGTAACAGCTTAGATTTATTTCGTTTTGGTTGTCGATGTGGTGGAAAATAACCGTATGTAACAAGGTCTTACGACCAAAGGAAGATTTATGTTATTAATTTTATTTATATCTACTATTAGTAATATGATTATGTTGAATGAAGTTATTGAGTTAAAGCAAGCAAATCCAATATATTACGATTGCTATTACTCAGGTCAACTTAGATACTGTGAAATATCTGAAATAATCCAAGAATCAGTTACAAACGAAGTTGATCCAATAGAACAGCTAGAAAGGATTGTAAAATGAAGATATATAAAATAACAATGGTGAATAGCCAAACTTTTTTATATGATAGTGATATTGATGAGATAGCTGAAGTTGCTTGGTATTTCAATACCTTAATAGCTAGAAACCATATATTCTTGAACTGTAATGGTAAGATCATTAACTTAAAGAACATTAGTCATATTGATGTATAGGATTTCGTTTCTATTATATTTAAAGATGACTGTGAAGGATTAAAAAATGAGAAAGTATAAATTCTTAGATAAGTTATGGAATAGAAAGACTAGAAATTATCATCTAATAGTACAAATCCCTGGATATTGTTATGGAAACAAGGAAGAAGATGTATTATATTTTTACTATACAGTACCATTCAAAGGTAATGGTAGAATGATTGGTCGAACTCAGATACAATGGTCAGAATTAGAAATAGATACACTTTTTAAAAAAGTACCCAAATTTCCTTGGGAGTAATTAGTTTATTAATAATTTAACTTGGAGCTAACATGAAATTGAAAAGAACTGTTTACAAATCGAAAAACAAAGAAGCTTACTATGTTCTTAGTACTCTTAATGATGTTATAGTTGAAAGAGTCGACTTTGATACTTTGGAGAAAGTCATAACATATCTTGATGAAACCGAAAAACAGTTAAAAAATGAAGGATACTCGCTAGAGAGAGAAAACGATAATATGATGCAATGAATAAAGGAGAAATCCTTAACGATGTTCATTCACGAAGTTCATGAGTGATCAGGAGTGATATATGAAATTTTATGCTATAAAAGATATTGGTGATAATTTTTTAGCTAAAGAGTATTGTGAAGGATGTAAGTATTCAACAATGACACAAGAAGGTGCTTGTTTATATGAAACATCACACCAACTACATACGATACTAAACAACGAAAATATGATGTTACTAATTTTTGAATCTAAAGAAAAAGCAGATAAATACATTAAAGATACTGGATACATTTGTTATCATTCAATTTGTTTAGATGATATTTAGTTTATGATGCATTGCTTTAATAATATAGAGGTAAAATTTTTACAGAAGTCTAGATCTACATTTACTCATCCCATTTCACACATACCCTCCCCTTAGTCTAACCATACCATACTTATTGCAAGATCTATACCAATACATATTCTTTGTTTATTGGTATGAGTATTGCAATTGCATATAGTATGCCAAACCAATATCACAACTAAGTGTTTTAGTAATGGTACACACTTATATTAACTGGGTACTTATACTAAGTTAAGCTGTTATATACAACACCATAGTGATATCGATAGATGTTATATAAAACATCATAACAATAACATCGTCTTAGTAACATTTTATTGTTAATAACATATCTGTTAATATCTATCAAAGTAATTTATGTTCATGAGTGTTAAGCCATACTAATTTTAGTATAACTTGAGATTATACGGTTATTAGTATCTTTCACTTCGTTCAAGAAGTGTATTACTTATAAGAGATATAAGATAAACTATTAGCAACTAAACTTGTATAGTTGTCACTTAACAACAATATCTACGTGTTGTTTATTGACAACAGTATTATTATTTTTAATGGTAAGTATAAGATAAAGATTGATCAACTAGACAAGTATAGTAGTATTAGTATTACTTATAAGAAGATACTAGATGTAGTAGATAAACTAATAGAGCTAACTTTGGGTATAGTATGGGCTTGTATGTTTAGTGATGCATGAGATTACAGAGAGATAACGTGAGAAGTTAATGATTACAGGTAGATAGAAATTATACTATTAATACTATTACCATATATATTCGATAGTTTACATCATTTAATCTGTTCTCGGTATAATTTATTTATTGTAATAAAACCATACCATACAATTTAGTCTGATGTCCCTAGAGAACGTTAGCTAACATACCGTAATTAATTTTAACAATTAATCACGTGTTACGATGTACTCATTTCGCTATCGTTTCACTACGCTGCATTCGTGTTAACATGCTTAACGCAGATAACTTAGTTAACAGATTGTTTAGTTTTGTATAATATACTAATTTGTATATCTATACAGATACTTGATAAATCGATTTAACACACTGTTTCAGACACTATTCAATAATTACTAGATGTTAGCCGAAAATCATAAAACATAGCCCGAAAAAATAATTCAATTTTAGAATTATATCAGTGAGTTATCATATAAAAAAGTTAGCTAAGATCTTTTTGATCGTTCTGCTACATAACTGTATTACTTTATGTTCCATAAATATTATTGACAACTTAGCTGTTTTGATGTGGTTGACTTTTTGATGCGGTTGTGTTAAGATTTTTATATGAACAACGAAAAAATAAAAAAGGTAAATAATATGAAGTTTGAATTCTTAAGAACTAAGTATCTTATGTTAGTAGCTAAGTTAACTTATATCAAGATGACCTATGATCTTGAGGATAAGGACACTATCTACATGATAGAAAAATTTGAAAATCTTATCAATTGTTTCAAGAAGATAATAGCACGTAGAGACCAACAAAGAATATTTATTAAAGATTGAGGTGATACGATGAAAAACGATAACTTTGTGTTTATTTTAACATTCAGTGTGTTTATGGTTATATTAGTAACTAATTTAATATAAAATCGTTCAGGAGTGATATGAAGTTATTACTTAACGGTATTGAGATTGTTAGAGCTATAAGTATTAAAGAGTTAAAGAGTAGAGTTAACAAGTTAAAAGTAATTCAAGTTAACAACGTTCTTAATTTAGTTAGTATTATATTTGAAACTAATAACGGTATAATGGAGTACATTATTATCTGTAATTCTAATAAGTCTAGTCGATTTGTTTATAAAGTATTAAAGGACTAATATTACTGAACGTACATTCCTGAATGGAATGAAGAATAATGAGGTATATATGGATAAAATTTATAACTATGAGATATCAGGAATAGACACTAAGGATTATCCAGATTTTTGTGATGCATATGTTAGTTATGCAGAACATGAGGATGGTACACCACTAACAGATGAAGAGCTTGATGAAGTCAATGAGAGTGGTATGGTATATGAACTTGTTATCAACTATTTATTTTAACTAAGGATGGTATATGGATATTAAATATAAGATAGTTTATGAAGATAGCGGTTATAATGGTTTATACTTCTTTTTTATTTACTTTAAACGTGGGTCAATTACTAATTGGGTTATAGCATCTTCACATTCGTTTAAAACCAAAGAAGAAGCTCAACACCATATAAATACCGTTTTAAAAGCTTAACTCGTTTTTAGGCTATGTTTTGTGATAATTAGAGGCATATAAGAGATTGACCTTAACTGTTTAACAAAGGATAAAATTATGGACCGATATTTAATAAATTATATAGATTGTTTTAACTGTATGCATACAACTAAGGATAGTTACACTCATAAAGAAATGATAGATATGTTAGATATACTAAGTAACTTTAAATCTATCTTAGTTGTAAATGTAAATAAGATAACTGAATAATAACATTGAGAGGTAATATTACCGAACGGAGTAAGGTATATATGTATAAAATAGAATGTATTTATAAGTGTGGTAACTATATGTTTGTGAGTAACTTAAGTCAAGATAGACTTGACTTCTTTTTGGATAACTTAGTTTTAGATAGAAATGTTTTAAAGGTTATTGTTAGCCGAGAGGAGATATAATATCAAACAAAGTGAGGTATAATATGTTACCACATATAATATTTATAATTGGTTTAATAGGAATATTAGTAGCTGCATATATAACTTTTAATCATAAATAGGAGATTTTTATGAACAATCAATCATATACTGAATATTACAATGAGTTACAACGTGAAGAAAAAAGAAAAAACACTAGAGATATAATCAAAGATATAGTACAATTTAATCGATATGAGAACAAAGACGTTGTTATAATAGGTAGTTTTAAATTAAATGAAGTCTATGAAGACTTAACCGATCAACTATTAAAGTTGTGTGTTATCGATCGTTTCAAAGAAATACATTTAAAAAGCTATAACAAAGATTATAAATATAAAGAATTTGTTAAGTTAGTTGGTAATAAAAGAAAATTACATAAAATGTATAAACAGATTTTAGGTATTGAATAGTGATATCATTACTGAATGTAATGAAGTATATTAAAAGATATTGAGGTATCATTACCGAACGTACATTCCTGAATGGAATGAAGGATAGTGGGGTATATATGAACAAATTTGATGGTATAATTAAAAAGCATGGTATTGAAAACTTAGTTATATCCAAAAAGCAATTAAAAGAAGGTGATACTATATTAATAAGTACATATAACAAAATAATGGAAACTAAGGTTATAAGTTTATTAAATAATATATGCGGTTATGAAAATTATATAATTGTAGATAACGATAGTTATTTAGATCTATCAAATACCTTAGTTATTAAGGTTAACAAAGAGATAAAAGAAAAAAATAGATGTTCTTGTGGGGCTAAGTATACTAGTAATCCTAATTATCACTTAAGTTATTGTGATTGTTTTAAAAGTAATTATTAATAAAGAAGAGATATAATAACGTTTAAATAGGAGATGTTTATGAATGAAAATACAATAGTGTGTCCTACAAATGCAACAACTAGTTATAATGTTACCGAAAAGTATAAGTTTCAATCTACTAAGGATATTATTAGTTTTTTTGAGTCTCAAGGGTTTATGTTAGCTAATAAAAAGATCTGTAAGGTTAGAAATAGATCTAAACAAGGCTTTCAAAAACATATGTTACGGTTTAATCATGAGGCGTTAAGGATTGATGATCAAAACACGTTACAAGTCTTAGTTAAGAATAGTCATGATGGATCAAGCTCTCTTCAAATTAATCTAGGTATATATAGGCTTGTATGTTCAAATGGTATGGTTATAGGTAGAGAATTTGTTGGTTATAATTTAAAACATATAGGTCATAACTTCTATATTAAATTAGAAGAATCTTTAAAAGAATTGATAGTAGCTGCACCTAAATACAAAGAAATGATTATAAGAATGCAGAATGTTAACTTAACCAATGATCAAAAAGACGAAATTATAAAAAAAGCGGTTAACTTGAGGCTACAAAGCATTGAAAATGTGGATAACGTTGACGTTAGTCGTTCTTTTAGTCCTATTAGAATAGAAGATAATACCAATGACTTATATACTGTACTTAATTTGGTACAAGAGAGAGTTATTAGAGGCGGTATAAAATATACAACAAAGACTGTAAATGAAAATAACGTTGTTGAGATTAAAAATCATTCAACTAAAAAAATTAATAGTATTGATAAAGATTTGGAGTTAAATAAGAATTTGTTTGATATAGTATCTTCTTATTTAGTAGCTTAATGAGGTATATGTATGACACAATATGAAAAAGACTTAGCTGCTGTTAAACAAAATGGTTATGCTTTGAAATATGTTGAACATCAAACTCCCGAATTATGTTTAGCTGCTGTTAATCAATATGGTTATGCTTTACAATTTGTTAAGCATCAAACAGAAGAAATATGTTTAGCTGCTGTTAAACAAAATGGTTATGCTTTGAAATATGTTAAACATCAGACAGAAGAAATATATTTAGCTGCTGTTAAAGAGAATGGTATGGCTTTACAATTTGTTAAACATCAAACAGAAGAAATATGTTTAGCTGCTGTTAAACAAGACGGTTATGCTTTGAAATATGTTAAACATCAAACAGAAGAAATTTGTTTAGCTGCTGTTAAACAAGACGGTTATACTTTGGAATATGTTAACCATCAAACAGAAGAATTATGTTTAGCTGCTGTTAAACAAAATGGTTATGTTATACAATATGTTGAATATCAAACAGAAGAAATATGTTTAGCTGCGGTTATAGAGAATGGTTATGCTTTATGTTGGGTTAAACATCAAACAGAAGAATTGTGTTTAATTGCAGTCAATCAAGACGTTCGTGCATTGTATTATGTTAAGTCTGAAATTAAAACTAAAGAGTTTATGTTACGTTGCCTTGAAAATAATATAGCTTGTATAAAATATATGGAGATAGAATGCTAATTAGAAAATATAAAAATAGAAAAATGTATTGTTCTGAATTGAATAGATGTTTAAAACTAAATGATATTAGTAAGTTAGTTAAAAAAGATATTACTTTACAAGTATTAGATTATAATGACGTTGATGTTACAAACGAAATATTAAAGATGATACTAGTTAACTGTAATATACCAATACAACAACTAATAGAACTTATAAACCAATACTATGAGGTGAAAGATGATAAAAACGAAGGAACAAGCGATAACTAGAATTCGATATTTAGATGATCTATATTTTGAGACTGAAAAGGATAAACAAGGATTGATATTACTAGAAATATATGTTATATTACATAGATTAGCAACAAACTATTATGGAGAATAGAAAATGAGTAATTACAAACAAATAGTTAACTTATCAGAATCAATCAACAAAGAAGAAATTAATTATTGGATTGATCACAATCTTAATAATTATTTAAAAACTAGTCTAGAAAATGTTAGTGAAATAGAGCATATAATTGACTTCTTTTTATCAAAAAAAGAAAAAATCAGACTTCATAAAATGAGCTATCAAGTAGCCGTTGAACTATCAAAACAATGGATTGAAAAACTAAATAAAAAGTCTGGTGAAATTATAGAAACAGAAGAAGATACTGAATTGTTATTTAAATTTAAAAACGGTTTTAGAGTGGTTAAATTAGTGTCTGAATCAAGTTATAAAAGAGAAGGCTTATTAATGAGTCATTGTGTAGCAAGTTACTACGCCAAATCGAATATTGAGATTGTTAGTTTAAGAGATGTAAACAATAAACCGCATTGTACAATTGAATTTCAAAAGACTAACAACGTTATTAATCAAATAAAAGGTAAGGGAAACGGTAGTATACATCCTAAGTATATTAAAGCTGTAATTAAAATTCTTAAGAAGTTTAACGTTGAAATTCGAGAGAGTGAATTGAAAAACTTAGGTTATATTAATTTAAATGAAAAACAATGGTTATACTTAGAAGAAAATTTTGAAAATCTAAAGTGGATTATGTTTAATAATACTAAATTTTTATATACTAATTTAAAATATAAAAGAATTCATAAATAACAGCCTTTTTATTAAAAAAGTGGTTATAATTTGAATTATGTTTACTATGAGGTATATATGAAAGAAAAAAAGAAATTTAGTTTAGTTGAAAATAATATCAAAGTAGATGCTTTAATATGGAATTTACCAGCTATTATTACATGTAAAGCAAACTTAGAATGTCATAAGTATTGTTATTGCAAAAAAGATAAACGTTTTCCAAGTGTTGAGGTTAGCCGAACTAATAATTTACAATTCAGTAAGTCAACAGACTTTGTAAATGAACTAACTAACGCTATTAAAAGTAATAAAAAGCATTCAACGGTTAGACTTCACGCGTCGGGTGATTTTTATAGTGTTCAATACATAAGTGATTGGTATAAAATAATAAGTAATTGTCCAGAAGTAACTTTTTATGCTTACACAAAACGTGATGATCTATTTACTAAAGAGATATTAGCCGAAAAGCCTAACAACTTAACTTTGATATTTAGCGTTGATGGTTTATTTGAGACAATTCAAGACATACCAAATATCGATGTTCCACAAGGTTATAACAAGATAGCATTTGTAACAAAAAATGATACAAATTGTGTTGCTCAAAAAGACGATGATAAAAAATGTATTAGTGGTTGTAAGAAATGCTTGAAGTCATGTAAAGAAAATATTATTGTATTTAAAAAACATTAATTTTTGGAGATATAGAAATGACTAAATATAAATTTACAGATCTTTCACCAGAGGCTAAATTAAATGCAATGTTAGATTATATTAGTGGTTGGCAACAAACACATAATGACGATCCTTTCGATTTAACGGATGCAGAAAGTGCTTGTCTCGATCTTAATGATGAATTATTTTATAACGAAAAAGGAGAATTACTAGATGAATATTAAAACACTAACTGAAGCTATTATCTTAACATTAATATTACTAATACCTATTATCTATATTACTTATATTAGTTATGAGTACATGAACACTATAAGTAATTTTAGTTATAGTATATTTTTAAATTAGGTGTAAACATGCAAAACTTAAAACAAAATAAAATAGTCTTACTAATATTGTTGATATTTTGTGGTATCTTAGGTATATTACCAAAGAATAATGATCTTGGTGATATTATAAATAAGGCGATAGAAAACGTAAGAAATGATTTACAAGGTGTTAAACATGAATGAAATAATAGATAAAATGATAGACATACAAGAGAACATGTTGATAATCGAAGAGTCTTTACTTTATAATAGTGATAAAAATTTACAGTTAAAACTAAATGAATTGTATAATCAATGGTTAAATTATAAAAACTTACTAACAAAATAGAGGTGTTTATGGGACAATATCATATTATTTATAACATAGATAAAAAAGAATTCATAGATGCGCGTAGCTTTGATAGTGGTTTAAAATTGTTTGAGTATCCGTTTTATGGTGTTATGATGTTTGCTTTTAATTTGTTGTTAAGCAATTCTAACGGTCGTGGTGGTGGTGACTTATACGTAAAGCATGATTATGATAAAAAAACATATAAGAGAATAGAAACAGAAGAAACAAAGTTAAAAGAAGCTATTTTATCTCAAGTGTCCAGTAGATGGTCTGGTGATAGAATAGTTGTACAAGGTGATTATGTTAACGAAAACGATAAAGCTTATATAAATGATGTTGATATAGAAAACAATTATACCAATATTTCTAAATTAGTTTTAAATGTTCTAACGTTAGATGATTATTTACGTGAAAAAATACCAAGTGGTTATTCATGGAAATATTTAGCTAACAAAAAGGATAACAAATATAATAACGCTTTAGAATTAATAAAAGATACTAAAGGTAGAATGTTTAGGATTAAGTTTATTAAAAAAAGTGGTGAAATAAGAGAGTTAACTGTTAGAAATGGAGTTACTAAACATATTAAAGGTGTTGAAAGAAAGAAAAATGATAACAATTTAGTGTTATATGATATGAATAATAAAAGTTACAAGACTATTATTAAAGATAATATTGTTAGTATAAAATTTAATGGTGTTATTTATAATTTCGATAGATAATAATATAGTATTATCAAATGTACATTCTTGAACGAAGTAAAGGAAAGTTAAAATGACACAATATGAAAACGACTTAGCTTGGATTAAAGACAATGGTTGTAATTTACGTTATATTTACAATCAGACCGATGAGATTTGTTTAGCTGTTGTTAAACAAAACGGTAGAGCTTTGGAATATGTTAAACATCAGACAGAAGAAATATGTTTAGCTGCTGTTAAAGAGAATGGTATGGCTTTACAATTTGTTAAACATCAAACAGAAGAAATATGTTTAGCTGCTGTTAAGCAAAATGGTTATGCTTTACTATATGTTAAGCATCAAACTGATGAATTATGTTTAGCTGCTGTCAATCAAAATGGTTATGCTTTGAAATATGTTGAATATCAAACACCAGAATTATGCTTAGTTGCTGTTACTAATTATGGTAATGCTTTGAAATATGTTAAGCATCAAACTGACGAATTATGCTTAGTTGCGATTAAAAAATATGAATGGTGTTTGTGTTATGTTAAACCAGAGATTAAAACTAAAGATTTTTTATTACGATGTTTAGAAATTAATATAGCTTGTATAAAATATATGGAGATATAGAAATGAATAATATAATAGATTTTCCTAAAATAAAACAATTACAAGAGGAACTAAATAAATTACTAGAAAGCAATCCAGAAAGAAGGGAATATCAAGAGTGGTTAAATAAACAACTAGATAAATATGGTGATGGTTCTACTCCAGAAAGTAGACATAATAGAATGTTATTTTTTAATGAATTACTAAAGGATAAAATAAGATCTTTAAACAAAGCTTTGTTAGATTGTAAAGTAGATTTAGAAAAGATTAAGACTAAAATAAAGGATATAGAAAATGATAGTAAATAAAAGGTATCACAGTCCTTTGTTATATAAAGTAAATAAACGAAACAACTATCAAGTCTGGTGTGCTATAGTTGAAGATAATATATTAAAGATTATGTCATACGAACAATCGTATAATAGATTTAATAAACGTAACTATATAAAAGAATATGATAACAAAGAAACTGCTATTAATGATTTGAATAAACGTTATGAAGAAAAAAGAAAGAAAGGATTCAGAAATTGGAACGAAATAAACAAAGATATATCAACTTAGGTTGGTTTATATTACAAAGTAAATATTGTTATTACTTAGAAGTTAAGTTTAAACATTTAAATGATACAGAATATGATAAAATAGAGGATGAATATAAACAGTTAGCTAAAGATCTAGGGTTACCAATAAGTGCTTGTGATATGGTCGGTTTTGATTTAAATAGGGCAAGTTGTAGATTGGTTAAAGATAAACTAGAGCAAACAAAGAGTGTTGACTTTGGTTTATTAAATGAAGTATAATTACTAAATATCACTTCTTGAACGAAGTGAAAGATAATTAGGTATAGTATGATTTGGATTATATTTATTTGTTCAATATTATTTTTTATGTGGTTAATAGGATAAAAAAATGAGGCGTATATGACACAATATGAAAACGACTTAGCTTGGATTAAAGACAATGGTTGTAATTTACGTTATATTTACAATCAGACCGATGAGATTTGTTTAGCTGTTGTTAAACAAAACGGTAGAGCTTTGGAATATGTTAAACATCAGACAGAAGAAATATGTTTAGCTGCTGTTAAAGAGAATGGTACGGCTTTACAATTTGTTAAACATCAAACAGAAGAAATATGTTTAGCTGCGGTTATAGAGAATGGTTATGCTATATGTTGGGTTAAACATCAAACAGAAGAATTGTGTTTAATTGCTGTTAAAAAATATAGTGATGTTTTGCGTTTTGTTAAACATCAAACAGAAGAAATTTGTTTAGCTGCTGTTAAACAAGACGGTTATGCTTTGGAATATGTTAAACATCAAACTGATGAAATATGTTTAGCTGCTGTTAATCAATATGGTAATGCTTTGAAATATGTTAAACCAGAGATTAAAACGGAAGAATTTTTATTACGATGTTTAGAAACTAATATAGCTTGTATAAAATATATGGAGATATAGAAATGAAGATATCTTGGAGTAGAATAGAGAAGTATTTAACTTGTCCTAAATACTATTATTACTATTACATTTGTGGTTATAGAGACACAACAATTAGTTCAGCTTTATTCTTTGGTACTAGTTTGGGTACAACTTGGCAACAAATACTTTTAACTAAAAAAGAACAGCTAACAGAAGAAGAAAAAAAGATAATCAACATTAATCCGTATATCTTTTTTGATAATTTATATAAAACAGTTAAGATAAATGATAACATTTACGATTTAGAAGATTGTATGTATGCTCGGTATTTTAAAAGTGATTTTGATAGTGATATACTAAATACTGAGGATAATGAACGAATAACAACATATAAACAAAAGAATAACATAGAAGAAAGTTTATCTTTTGATATATTGTATCCTAAATATGAAACTTATTCAACTAATGAAAAAGAAACAAAGTTTATTAACTTCCTATTTTGGGTGTCAACAAGACGTAAAGCTTATATGTTAATCGATATTTATATAAAAGAAGTATTACCTTTGGTTCATAAAGTACATAGAATTGAAGGTAAAATATCTATAGAAAATACTAATGGTGATGTTCTTGAAGGATTTCTAGACGTTGATGCAGACTTTGAATATCCTAAAGATAATGTACAAAGAGTAATATTAGACCATAAAACTAGTAGTGTTAAATATAGTTCTAATGCTATTTTAACAAAGCAACAGCTTGCTTTATATAGCTATTCTGAAGGAATTGAGACACAAGGGTATATAATTGGATTAAAAAAGATAAAGAAACCTAAAATTGGTACAAATAAAGGTAAATTACAAGCAGAAATACAAATATTAGTTGATAAAATATCAGAAGAAAGACAAGAAGAAGTTATAAAAGAAGCAGATTCTGTCTTACAAAAGATAAAGAAACAAGAGTTTGAAAAGGATTATAGTAAAGGTTGTTTAGTATTTGGTAAATCTTGTTGTTATAAACCTTTATGTCATAAAGGATGTAATCCTGATTATTTGTATATAAAAAAAGGTGAGAATATAAGCAAAAAATGGGAGTAATTACCGAATGTAAATGGTGTATTATTACCGAATGTAATGAATTATCGTGAATGATTAGAATTAAATATGGTGAGGTATATGTATGACACAATATGAAAAAGATTTAGCTGCTGTTAAAGAAAATGGTAGAGCTTTGAAATATATTGAACATCAAACACCAGAATTATGTTTAACTGCTGTTAATCAAAATGGTTATGCTTTGAAATATGTTGAATATCAAACAGAAGAAATATGTTTAGCCGCTGTTAAGGAAAATAGTTATGCTTTGAAATATGTTAAACATCAGACTCCAGAACTTTGTATGATTGCTGTTAAAGAAGACGGTCTTACTTTATGTTTTGTTAAACAACAAACAGAAGAAATATGTTTAGCTGCTGTTAAACAGAATGGTTATGCTTTGGACTATGTTAAACATCAGACAGAAGAAATATACTTAGCCGCTGTTAAGCAAAATGGTTATGCTTTACAATTGGTTAAACAACAAACTGATGAAATATGTTTAGCTGCTGTTAATCAATATGGTTATGCTTTACAATTGGTTAAACAACAAACTGATGAAATATGTTTAGCTGCTGTTAAACAAAATGGTTATGCTTTGAAATATGTTAAACATCAGACTCCAGAACTTTGTATGATTGCTGTTAAAGAAGACGGTCTTACTTTATGTTTTGTTAAACAACAAACAGAAGAAATATATTTAGCTGCTGTTAAAGAGAATGGTATGGCTTTACAATTTGTTAAACATCAAACAGAAGAAATATGTTTAGCTGCTGTTAAACAAGACGGTTATGCTTTGAAATATGTTAAACATCAAACAGAAGAAATTTGTTTAGCTGCTGTTAAACAAGACGGTTATGCTTTGGAATATGTTAAACATCAAACTGATGAAATATGTTTAGCTGCTGTTAATCAATATGGTAATGCTTTGAAATATGTTAAACCAGAGATTAAAACGGAAGAATTTTTATTACGATGTTTAGAAACTAATATAGCTTGTATAAAATATATGGAGATATAGTATGCGTTATATTATAGTTTTTATTATATTTATAATACTAATATCATTAGATACATCACAATCTAATTTAAAAAATCAATCTTGTTATCTAGGTTATGTTGTTAAACTAGAAAAACAAGAAAAGAAGTATATACTAAATATAAAACTTAATAACGAAATCCAAGTATTAACCATTAATGAAAATAGTGATGTAAAATTCATTGATTTATTACAAAATGTTACAGGTAAAAATGTTTTAATTGGTATAAAATATATGTATACTAATAATGAATATAGTGATAAACTTGAAAATGTTAAAATAATAAGGAGCAAGATATGAGAAACTTTCCATTAGAAAAGGATAAAATAGATAAAAACCAAATATGGACTATTAGTTCAAATGGAACACCAATGTATGTTTGTATTGGTAATGTTGATTCGTTTAATCTTTTATATAACTTACCTCAAAATCTTTTAGATGAACTACTAGAATATGGTTGGTGTAATCAATATAATAGATTTCATTTTGAAACGTATAACTTTAAATTAAATGATACAATAAAAGATACTAATACAAATACCCAATATGAAATATCCGATGTTACTATGAACATATGTAATAATATATTTGTTGCTAAATTATGGGATATAGACAATTTTAAGAGTATAGAAATGTCTTTAGGTGATTTAGAATATAATATAAGTAGTCAAGAATATGAAATTATAGAAAAGGAAGAAGATTTAGTATCTAAAGAAATTGATGATTTTTTTTCTGGTGTTGATGAAAAAAAGGAATTACCTTGTTCTATATATAATAAAGATTGTGAGATAGTAACTTCATATATGCCTGTATCTGGTAAATCCTTTAAAATGTGTAGAACCCATAAGAAGGAGGTATTTTAATGGAAAAATTTAAAATTGGTGATAAATTTAAATATAGAGATGATATATATTTCCAAATTATAAACATAGGTGTGTATGATAATGGTGATCCTAGATATAAACTTGAATGTTATGAACGTCAGTTAATATCGATAGACCATTGTGGTGATGAATGTTTATTGGTGTGTAAAAAAATTGTTAACTTTCCTTGGGAAAATGAGACTTGTAAAGAAATTAAAAATGAATGTGAACATCTTTGGTTTGAAACTATATCACCATTTTCGGGTATAAAATGGAAAGATTGTAGTAAATGTGGTATGAAGTGGGAAGATTATCAAAAATAATATATGAGGGTATAATATGTATTTCTTAAAATTAGTAATGTCTTTTCTTTCATTTATTATATTATGTGTTATAATTACGAGTGTTTATATTTATCTTGAAGAAAGTAAAAAAACTAATTTATGTAAAATACTTGAAAAAGAATTTAATATAATATACAATGTATATGAATATAATAATATGTTTTGTAAACAAACAATATGTATAAGTCCATATCTTTATAGAAAAGATTATTTTAATAATTTACAAGAGATAACTTTATCAGATACAACATTAGAATGTACCAAAAATATTTATGAAAAATTAAGAATTCAAAAAGAATATGAAAGTTATAAAATGGAGGTAAAACAATGAAAATTTTCGAACTAGCTAAAGAATTAGGTTTAAAAGGTCATGAGTTACTTAACTTGATCAAAGAAAACGACTATGGTTATACAGCAATTACACAGACTTTAGATGTTGATGATGAAAATAAGTTTAGAAATGAATTTAAAGATGTTAAAAAAGAAGTAACAATTGAAGAAATAAAAGAAGAAGTAGATCCTGAGATAAAAGAACATGATAAAATTGAGATGGTTGGTATTTATTATGATTATAAAAGAAAGAAATATATACCAATAACAATGATTATATTACCAGAACAGTTTGAAACATTAAACGTTGTTAAAAATGGAGAATATAATACCATTTACAATGCTAAAAGTAAAATGGGAGAACTATCAACAAAGGCTAAGTTTTTTAATCCTAGTACATTAGAAAGACTTATAGATAAAAGGAGATTAAAATGATATTATTAAAAGAAGTATTTGATAAATTACCAGAAAAGGTGAGGAAGTTAATAACTGAAGAAAATGAAAAATATTGGGTAAATAGAAAAGGTAATATAAATCCATATATTACTAATATGGGATATTATCATGAATATCTTGGTTATAATGTATATTATGAGTTTTGTAAAAATATTGAAACATTAGAAGATGTTAAATTAATAACTCAAATTGATATACCTAAATTATTAAAATTAGAAAAAGAGAATGAAGAACTATACAAATTAAAAAAAGAATATGATAATCTAAAGAAAAGTATAGAAGTTATAAAAGATCAATTTAATAAAGGATAATTGAAATGATTAAGGAAATATTCACATACGTTTGGGTTAGTATATTTGTTATTTCGTTGATAATATTAATGTTAAATCTTAACTAAGGAGTATAAATGACAGAAAAAGAAATTTATGAAAAACTATCATCACCTTTTCCATCAGAAGCTTTTCAGGTAGATTCTAGTAGAGGATTTGATTTATCTAGTTTAAAAGCTCAGTATATAGTTGAGCGTCTTAACGAAGTGCTTGGTATTGGTGGTTGGGATTTAGTTGGTGCTTATGAAAGAATTAAAGATGATATAATCTTTCAAGGTAAATTGTTCATAAGAATTGATGATAAAACTTATGAACATGATGGGGTTGGACATTGTGGACCTAAGAAAAACGTTGGTGATCAATATAAATCTGCTAAAACTGATTGTCTTAGTAAAACAGCAAGTTGGTTTGGTGTTGGTAATGAATGTTTTAAAGGTTTAGTTGATCCTAAAACGATTAAGAAAGGAAATAATGTAACAAATTACACTCAAACAACAAAACCGAGTGTAAATAATTACAAAACAGAAGAAAAAAAGGAGGAAAAACAAGAAGAAATACCAACTTTCAGCAAGAAAAAGAAACAAATGGAAGAAAAAACAGTAGAAACTGTTAAAAATGAAGAAAATACAGCAGTAAAAAGTACAAGTAAATGGTGATAATATATGTTTAAACAAATCTTAATTGATGATATTTTATATTTAATTAATAGTAATGATGAATTAGTAACATATTGGGGTATTAATGGTGTTGGTCAAATACATATAGATCGAATATTTCCAATTTTAATTATAAATTTATTAACTAAGGAGAATTTATGGCTAGATATTTAAATGTTGGTTCTATTACTAGAAGAAAAGGTAAAGAAGGCGGTGAAGTGTTACAATTTGAGTTAGACAATGTATCGTTATCTGAATTTATTGATTTGATAAAGGAACACGGTAAACGTTATTTAGGTGATATGAATAAAGAAGATATTAAAGCTGGACAAGAGTTGAAATGGGATGATCCTAAGAGAATACCAAGATTAACTTTTGGCGTCTTTGAACCAAAGACGACTAACGAAAATGTTCGTAAATTCGTAATGTTTAATATTTCGAAAAAAGTTGACTAAATAGGGTATCATATGTTATAAATAGGGTAGTGAAGAAATATCATTACCCTATTTTTTTGTAACCAATGAGGTTTTAAATGGAAAAATTGTATTATAGATTGTGTAAAGGTATGAATTCGAAAGGTAAACTCTATGCTATAGAAGACAATATGTATAACCATATTGATGATTATGAAAAGGATTGGTACTTTTCAACATATTTATATACCGAAGAACAAAGAAGAGAAATAGAAACTGAAATAGAAGAAGTTGATAAACAAGGTAACAAATATACAACAATTAGGGGTGTATCTGGTATTACTGATGTTAAAACAAATAAGATGTGTTTTGACTTCGATAGTCATGATAACCTCGAATTAGCTCGTAAAGACACTTTAAAGCTAGTTGACAAACTTATTGGTGAAGGTATACCTAAGAAGGATATACAGCTCTGTTATAGCGGTTCTAAAGGCTTTGGTGTCATTATAGAGACAGACACATACTTTACTCCAGAAGAGATTAAACGCACAGCATCATTCTTGACTACGGATTCTGAAACTTTTGATAGTAAAATGTATAACGCTAGTAGGATTTTTAGATGTCCACTAACGAAACATCCAGTAAGTGGGTTGTATAAGTATCCTTTAACTTATACCGAATTGAAAGATAAACATGCTAATGAAATAAAGGAATTAGCTAAAAGTAATGATATAGATCCTTTAGATTACCAAGACTATTTTGATGTTGTACAATTACCAGAAAAGATAGTACATTTAAAGAATATTAAACCTAAAGTTAGTGTTAGTGAAGTTGATAGATTAGAAATGGTAACGAAACTAGATGATATTAACTTTTCAGAAAGACCTAGTTTTTTAACACCAGCAAAATATATGTTACATTTAGGTCACTTTCAAGAAGGTCAAAGAAGTCATTCAGCTATGATACTATGTTCAACATATAAAAAAGCTGGATTTAGTAAAACAGATTCTTATAGATTGCTTAAAAGTGTAATGGAGAGACAATCAGAAATTAATAACGTTGATAGATTTCCAGATGAAGAATTGTGGAATAACGTAGTTTCTGTTGTATATGGTAGTAACTGGAACGGTGGTACTTATAATAGTGATACTAGTGATTTGTTAGTTAAAACTAATTTATTACTTCCTGAATATTTAAGAGATACTAATAAAGGTAGTGGATTGGTTGACAATGATTATATTTTTGGTCAATTTAAAAAATTCATGGATGAGATTGATAAAAATACACTAAGATTTGGTATTAAAGATTTAGATAATAAGGTTAAATTACTAACAGGTACAACAGTTGGTGTTTTGGGTATACCATCATCAGGTAAAACCGCTTTAGGTATGAGTTTGTTGGCTAATAATTCTAAAGTTGGTGAACAATCTATATTTTATAGCTTAGATATGTCAATAAACATTATAGCTTATAGACAAGTTCAAGCTATAACTGGTTGGGATGATGATATGATTAAAAATACATATAAAACAAATCCTAAACTATTCTTTGATAAATACAACGAATCTAAAGAAACTTTATTTAAAAACGTTACTTATTGTTTTAGACATGGAACAACACCAGCGGATATTCGCTCTGATATAGTTAATTATGAACAAAATACAGGAAAGAAGGTGAGGTTGGTGTTAATTGATTATCTTGAAAATGTTCAAAGTGGTTATACAGACCCAACTATAGGTTCTGGAGTTGTTGCACAAAGTTTATCAAATATTGCAGCAGAACTAAACGTTTTGATTGTTATATTACTTCAAACACAAAAAAATATACAACCAACAGAAGAAATAACATCAATGCGAAGCATTAAAGGGGCTTCAATAATTGAACAATCTCTTAGTGTTGCGATAGGTATAAGTCGTTTAGGACACTCATCAACTTATTCAGACTATGATACTAGTATGCAAGTTAATGTTATTAAGAATAGATTTGGTTCTCAATCTAGAGTTGATGTTGGGTGGTCTGGTAATTATGCTAAAATTAGAGATCTTACACAAGAAGATAGGAAGAATATTTCTGAAATTATTAGATTGAAGAAAGAAGATGCTGAAGAAAGAGAAGAAGAAAGAAGACAAAATAGAGGAAACGGTTGGGGTTAAAATATATAATTTTTTAAAAAAGGGATTAATTAATGAAAAAATCATGTAAAATTGCTATAACATGGGATTGTAATCTAGATTGTTCTTATTGTTGTAATAAGTTAGATGCTGTACAAAATAAGTTTCAAAATTCAACTTTAGATGAAATACTTGTTCAAAATTATGAAAATATATCAATTACTGGTGGAGAAATAGGTATATGTCCAGAAAAACTTAACAATTATCTTGAGATTTTAGGAAAAACAAAATCGAAATTATGGTTATATACTAACGGTAGATTAATGCCACAAATGTTAATTAGACCTGAAAGAATTAATGGTATTAATATTAGCTGTCATAATAGTATATCACACAGTTTGTTATGTGTGAATCAATGGGAAAAATATAAGGATATAAATATTAGATTACATATACAAGATGAAAAATATGATGACTATCTTATTAGTATGCAAAAATTAATAGAGTTATATATTCCTAAACAAAATATTAAATTGTGGACGTTAGATAAATGTTTTGACAATATTGAAGAAGATTGGTATTATATATCAGGAGTTAATTAAAAATGATTTTACTTATATGTTTACTAATAATATTTTATGTAATTTTATTTATTGGGATTATATCTTATAAAGGTAAGAACTATATTAAAAAAACAATAAAATAATCGAACGGAGGTGAGATATATGACGTTAAAAGAGTGTATAGAAAAAGGATTTAAGAAATTTACTAGACCTAATTATAAAAAATATAATGTATATTGTTTCTTTGATTCAGATAATGCATTACAATACATGGATAGAGATTGGGTAGGATTTGATACTAATTATATAGTATTTAAAGATGATTTAATTGCTGATGATTGGGAAAAATATAAAGTAAAAGTTAAAAAAGAAAGATACATTTATTTACATAAATATGATATGATGAAAGAATTTAGAGTGGATTATAGACTATTTCTATCAATAGAAGATGCTGAAGAAATTAGAACATCCATGGCTGGAAAAATATTAAAAATAGAATGGGAAGAGGAGGAATAATGAGCTATACTGAACATTTAGCAAGACAATTAGTTGAAGAAGCTATGAAAACAGAACAATCGTTAATCTTAGAACAGTTAACTGATTTAGTTTCTAGAAATTTGTTAGTTATAGAATCAACACAGCCAGTTATAATTCAAGATTGTTGTAGTAATAAATTAACAATACAAAAGAAAATAAAGTTGACTTTAAAAGATAAAGAATATATACTAAAACTAGAAGAAGAGAATAAAGAATTAAGATCTATAATTAAAAACTTAACTATAAGTTTAACTAATTATAAAGATATTTAACAAAAGGAATCAAAATGAATAGTAAACTACTTACACATTTTTTAAACAAAACAGTATTTGTAACATTTCAACATGGTTCTAAAGTATTTGGTGAAGAAGATTTTGCTATAGAAGGCATCATTGTTGATATAGACAATGAGTTTATCTATATTAAATCAACAACAGTTAACGATAGAATTGCAGCATTTAAGATAAGTTTAATTGAGAGTATACAGGATGCTGAAGGAACTGAAGATATTGAAGAAGATTATGATAAATTTGAAAGTAATAATGGTGGTAATATACTGAATTGAGGTGTTATTGCTGAAAGAATTGAGGTATATGTATGACAGAATATGAAAAAGATTTAGCTATGGTTAAACGAGATAGTTATGCTTTGGAATACGTTAAACATCAAACTTATGAATTATGTTTAGCTGTGGTTATAGAGAATGGTTATGCTTTGAAATATGTTGAACATCAAACTCCCGAATTATGTTTAGCTGCTGTTAATCAATATGGTTATGCTTTACAATTTGTTAAGCATCAAACAGAAGAAATATGTTTAGCTGCTGTTAAACAAAATGGTTATGCTTTGAAATATGTTAAACATCAGACAGAAGAAATATATTTAGCTGCTGTTAAAGAGAATGGTATGGCTTTACAATTTGTTAAACATCAAACAGAAGAAATATGTTTAGCTGCTGTTAA